CGCGGTAACGCTCATGGTCTGCTCCTCAGCGAGGGTGGCTCAAGGGTCACGGCGACACCTGGCCCATGAAGATGTCGACTCTTGTACTCACACCAGGAGTACGGGTCAAGTCGATGGCAGTGATCGGAACCGTGCGCGAGATGTTCGCGAAGAACGTGTCGATGGGGACCGCTTGCTGAATCCCGTCGGTGCTGGTGAACCGGGCTTTGACCTTCTGCCCGGTCACCTTGATGATCACGACCGCTGCGTTCGACACGCCGCCGACGTTGAACGGCACCGACACTGGGGTGTCCACGCCAAGCATGATGGTGTCGTAGAACTTGGCGGTCAGGACGAGCTGCTCATCGATGGGCGCCGGAATGGAAGCCACGCCCGAGGGCGAGCCTACGAGCGGCGATGACGAGTAGCTGCCCGAGAGTGCGAACTGGTCGGCCACCTACGAGCTACCGGCCGCCGGGCGCCATCGGGCCGAGCTTGAAGGGCGAGGGGTCAGCGCCTTCCGGCATCTGCGACTCCTGCCACTTGTCCGCGTCGGGGATGTCGTCGACGTCGTTGTGATACTCGCCGGCCAGGTTGTGAACCGGGTCCGACGGGGTCGTAGTGACGAGCTTCGACAGGTCGATGGGCATGACTCACTTCCCTCCGTGCAGCCCACCGAATGGGCTCTTGGTGTCCTTCGCGGGCTTGGGCGAGGAGATGTAGTTGATGCCGGCGTGGCACTCGTACTCGCCGTGCTCGGCGTCGTAGACCTCGACGTTGGTCTTCACCGACTTGTCGGGGCCGAACTTGTCGCCGGCCATGTCGTTGGGAGCGCTGGGCATGGTCGTCTCCTACCTGCTCACTTGATGGGGTTCTTGATCGACTTCGACGGAATGGGCGTCTGGGTCAGGGTGCCCATGACGTTGCACGTGTACGTTCCACGTGAAACATCCTTGGCGTCCTTGGGCGTGCCGCCCATGGCGTCGTAACTCGCGTCGCTCGGACCGTCGAACCCACTCGCCTCGTTCTTCTCTTCGGCGATGCCGCGGAGCGAGCGGTGGACGCCTGGCGTTGCCTTGTGCATCAGCGGCCCCCTTTCATGTTCTTCCACGGTGCGCCTGGAGTCGAGAGCGGCTCAGGATCGAAGTGCGGAATCGGGTCCATCTGAAGGTCGCCAGCCTCGGGATTCGGGAACGCCTTGAGGTGGCTGTCGTTGCCCGGCGCGGCATTCTCTCGATTCACAATCCGCTCGCTCTCCAGATGCGGAACGTCGAGCGGATAGGTGAAGAAGATTGTTGCCATGAAATGAAGCGTACCAGAGACGACAGACGTGTCAACAACTGCCCGGAATGTGGCGCGGTCGGGAGGTGCTGCCCCTCCTACCTCCGAGGTCATTACTCTCGGCGCTCTGCTGATGAGCTACGACCGCATGGTGGTCAGAGCTTCTCCTTCAGCTTGGGGTAGGACGAGAGATGGCGCTTCAGTCGCGCCTTTGGCGCTGGCGCACAGCCGACTGCCATGAGGTGTCCCGCGTGCGCGCCCTCCGTCTCGACGATGGCGGCATGCGCGATACCTGCGGCTGCGAGCGCATGTCTGAGCGCCGTGAGGGCGGCCTCATCGGGCACCGCAAGGGCGACGGCGTTGGTGCCGGGTGGGACCGGACCAGTGACGGACTCGTCAGATGCGTGGATGAGGTAGGCGCCGATGAGACCGATTGGTAGGTCAGATCGGACGATGCAGTAGTGATAGAGAAGGTGCTGAGGTTGTAGACCGTCAGCGTCGCGCTGGTGTCGGTCCACGGAGCCGGCGGAGAGAAAATCATCCGAAGGGCTGAGGCTAATGCGAGGAGGACATGGGAACCAACCTACCCACGAGCGGCAGGGCTGTCAACCCTACGCGCCGCCACCGCCATCGTCGTCCTCATCCTCGTCGTCATCCATGTCGTCGTCATCGTGGCCGTGGCCGTAGCCCTTGCCGCCGCCATCCTTGAAGCCACCGCCCATCTGCTCGTAGACGTGCATCACGACGGCGTAGGGCTCGTCGTACTCGTCCCACTTGGGCTCGACCGCGTTCTTGGCCTTCTCCCAGGTGTCCTCATCTGTGATCGAGTCGGGTGGGTTGGTCTCCTCGGTGATGCCCTTCGCGAGCTTCATCAGGCGGCCATCGCCGTTGCCGGATTGCACGCGCTGCCCGATGGCCTCGACGTCGACACCGTCCTCGTGCAGGCTCGGGTCACCATCGTCATGCTTGCCGAACCCAGGCGGGCCGCCGCCGGTCGACGACGTCTCGTCCGGCTTGTGGTAGCCGTTCTTCCCGCCCTTGCCCCCCTTCTTGGCGAACGGGTTGACACCCTTCTTGGGCGGGGGGAAGCCGCCAGGCTTGCCGGGCGCCTTCTTCTGGTTGGCGAACGCAGCCAGTTTCTTCGGGTCAACGGCCATGGGAGCCTCCGTGGGAGATGCTATCGATGTGAGGGGTAGTTCACAAGTACCGCCTGCGCCGGCCGTTGAACGTCCAAGCCAGGCCGCCCCAGTCGGGACGCCAGGGCGAAAGGACCGCGCGGTCGTTGGGCCGGTTGGGGGGAAACGCCCAGCGCATTCCGACCAGCGAATCGCTGACGCCCTCCTCGTCGGGCATCGTGAAGAGCCCGCCGGGGCGCGTCACCTGACCGTGCATCGCGATGGAGTCCGCGCCGACTCGATTGTCCATCGGCTCGCCGTCATCGGTGACGTGCTCGGTCCACCGCATGTACATATCGTCGACCTCTTCGGCTATCTCCGCGATGCCGTCCGCGTGGGTCGCGTTCATGGCCCAAGCGGTCTCCGTGCGGACGATGCGTTCGGCCTGCCACCACTCGTTGCCCGCGACTTTGCGCACGCGGTCGATGGCCTGCTCGGTGGTCTCCTGCTGGACGAGTGAAAGCGCCAGGTTCTGCTCGACCGCGCCGACCACACGCTTACCGTAGCTGGCCATCGAGGTCTTGTGCTGTTGGAGCAAGGACGTGCGCCGCTTGTCGACCACGCCCCAGAAGCGAGCAGCTTCATCGATGGGAAGCGGGACGTCAGCGCCTGTGAACTTCTGCTCCAGCTTGCCAATCATGGAACCGAGCCCGCGCAGTGAATCCACCTGCGCCTGCCGCGTCAGGTCTCCCTGCTCGCCGGCCATCCGCCTCGACAGCACCGCCTGACCCTGCCGAACCTGGGCGAGCACGATGCGCTGCTGATGTGCGGTGAAATCTTCCTTCCGCCCGGGCGTCGTGCGCTGGAGCTTGGCGTGAAGCTCGTCCTGAGCGGTGTCGTAGAGGCCCTTCAACTGACTGACGTTGCGGTCCGCCGCGAGCCGGTTCAACCGGTTCCGCGACACCTCCAGCGTCTTGTAGTAGAGCGGGTCAGGCTTGGTCGCCACGAGTGAATCCTACACACCCGTTACGTAGACCTTCTGGCCGCCCGGCGAAAGGTAGAACTGGCCGCCTCGTTCGCCGCGCTGAATCTTGCCGCGGCCGTCCTTCAGGGCAGCCTTGACCGCATGGTTCACCTGGGCGTGAGCCTCGTTGGCTTTCTGCATGTGCTCATCGTGCTGTGCAGAGCCGGCCGGGTGCTTGGCCATCTCGTCCTGGTGGAACGTACGCTTCTCATCGGCAGCCTTGATACGTTCCTCGTGGCCGCCGCGGTCAGTGTCCACGATCCTGAGACGGGCGGCCTTCCCACCGCGCGCGAACGCGGCGAGCTTCTTTCCGCTAGGCTTGGCCATCGGTGAACCCCACGCGCTTCAACACGCAGTCGAAGCACGAGCACGCAGCCTTGTGGTCGTTGCGCCACTCGGGAATCGCGAGCGGCTGCACCTTGACCGGGATGATGCCGTGGCAGTTCTGGCACTGCCAGGGCTGGGTGCCGCCGACGGCGCGCGGGCGCAAGCACTTGCACTTCATCGAGACCTCACAGTCGCCCAGCGGCGTTCGAGTTCGGGCCAGTTGATGACTTTCCAAAGCGCAGACAAGTAATCCGCCTTGCGAGTTCCGAAGTCCATCCAGTAGGCGTGCTCGTACGTATCGATGGCCATGATAGGCTCGTAGCCGGGCACTCCTCCGTTGTGATCATCCTGCGCGATGATGCGTAGGTCGTGGTTCCCCCTCACAGCGAGGAGTGCCCACCCGCTCGACTTCATCGCGGCCGCGGCCATGTCACGCCAGAACGCGTCGACCGAGCCGAACGCGGAGATGAGTGCCCCGTGCAGAACAGGAAGGACGACGGGTGTCGGCGTGGGGGTGAGCCCCGAGAAGTACAACTCGTGGAGCAGTGCGCCGGCCAGAGCGTGCTCGTTCTTGTCCTTGGTCTGCTCGTAGACGGCCCAGAGCTTGACGTGCTCCGCGAGGGCAGCCGACGAGATGACGCCGGGCAGGGAGTCGTACGGGAGGGCAACGCTGGACGGCGCCATCAGTGGCGCTCCGGGTGCGCCTTCTGCTCGGCGTCGCCGTACTCGGCCCGGTCGCGCTCGTGGACTGCGTCGTGGCAGTGCGCGCATAGCGCCACGATGTTGCTCTCGGCGTCCTTCTTTCCCTGGCTGCGGAGCAGTTGCGAACGGGCCTTGGCCTTCGGGTTCTCCAGGTGCTCGCTCTTGTGGTGGATGGACAGGCCGCCGTTGGTCTCCATGTCGCCGAGCCGGCCGCATGCCTTGCACTCGTAGTTCGCCTTGCGCATGACGCCAAGGACGGTCGACGGCGGAAGTCCGCCCTCGCCACCGGTCGCCAGGTCGGAGCCGGCCTGCTTGGCCTCGCGCTGGAGAGTCTTGAGCGCGCGCTGCTCGTCAGGAGAATTTTTCTTCTCCTCCTTGTCGGGCTTGCCTCCACGACCGCGGTCAGACTTGGCCCACTTCGCGAGATGACTCGACATCACAGCCTCTCCAGTTCGACGTCAGCCAAGGGCGAGGAAAGCGCGCTCGTGCCCTCGATGAACAGCGCGCCGTGGTCCTCATCATCATGCCACCGCTCGTCCAGCTCATCGAGCGGCACCCATGCGTACGACCCACCGCTGGCCGGGTCCATGACGTACGCGTTGGCGTCGTCCATCCCGACGAGCACGACGTAGTGGCCGTCGTCATCACTGCTCGGGTCATCGCCGGACTGGATGTCGAGGATGACGGTGAGCCCGGCGGTCAGCGCATCCTTGAGGTCATCCGTCGTGACGTCGCCGCGGTAGTTCGCCTTCAGACCACGCGCCTCGGCTTCCTCGGCCATCGCGTCGGGCGGCGTGCCGTCCCGCTCCGTCGTGTCGATGTCCTCGTAGAGGTCAGACTCCTCGACGTCCTGGCCGACGCCCCAGTAGCGGAGCACCGCCAGCAGCGCGGCCGCGCCGCACGAGTAGTCCGTGTCCTGGCCAGTGAGTGGGACGGCGAGCGCGTCCTCGGGCATCGAGGGCTGGGTGTCGGTGAGCGGCCGCGCGTCCATCGGCTACCCGATATACGTCTTGGCGCCCGACGGTGAAACGTAATAGTGCCCGCCCTTCGGTCCGGTCTCCAGGTGGCCCTTGCCCTTGGCGATGTCCGAGTGAGCCTGCGACAGGGCCTCGTGTTTCTTGGCGTCCGTCGTGTTGCCCTGCGCCGCGTGGGTCTCGGCAATGGCCTTGTGCTGCGCCGCCGCGTCCTCGTGCGCCGCCTTGTGCTCCGGCGCGTCGGGCTTGTGGGACATGGCCGCCTCGGTCGCCTGCTTGGCCTTGTCGACGCTCGCGTTGAAGTCCTTGAGCGACACGTACGGGCGGGCGCCCTTCTGCGGCTGCGGCGGAGCGCCGCCGAACTTGGGCTTCTTCTCGCCTGCGAACGCCGCCAGCTTCTTCGCCTTGTCGTGCATCACGCCACCTGGATGATGGGCTTGTCCTTGCCCGGGCCACGGTCGATGTCCACCAGCACCCACGACGGGAGCTTGGCGAGGGTCTTCTCCAGCGCGGGCTGGCAGACCTCACAGCAGTAGACGGTCCCCAGCTTCACGAAGTCCGCCGCGGTGTCGTCGTTGCGCCCGGTCTTGATACGCAGCATCGGCACCTGCCCGTTGTTCTGGGCGGCCAGCCAGCGGATGCGCATCGGGTCCTTGTCCATCAGCTCCTTGAGGGGCGCGAACGTCATGGCGCGCGTCGCCGCCGGCAGTCCGCACGGGCACTTCCGGTTGGCGAGCGCGACCCGACGGTGAACATCCTCCGCCGTCTCCCGCCCACCGAACAGCTTGGTGGTGTGGATGATCTTGGGCTTGCTCACTTGTTGCCCCCGAGGTAGACGCGGTGCCCCGACGGCGAGGTGTAGTACATGCCGCCCTTCTCGCCAGTCTCGACGGCACCGTGGCCGACCGACGCCGCCTTCTCGGCATGACCGCGCGCCATCGCCTCGAACGCGCGGCGCATGGGCGGCGCGGCAACGTGACGCTCCGCCCTCTCGGAATGGATGAGCACCTGCTCAGCATGCTGGCGCCCGGTCATCTCGGGCGGCTGCCAGCCGGGCTTCGCAGACGCCTTCGCAGCCTTGTCGCCGGCGGGGCCAGCCGCAGGCAATGGTTCACGGCCCGTCCCCGTCGCGCGCCCCCCGCTAGCCTCATGCGCGTGCGCCGTCGCCGGCAGGCCGCCCTTGAACTTGCCCGTGTTCTTGAGGGTGCTCATGTCGACCAGCCTAGCTTGACAGGAGGTAGAAGTCATCAGGCGCCCGCTCGGCGACGGGGAGTCCGCACATGCTGCACGAGCAGTCCTCGGGCTCGACCAACATGGTGTGCTGGCAGCGCCGGCACCACACGAACACGTCGGGCGTCTCGTGGTTATCGGGGCAGTGGAGCGCGTGGTCGACGTCGCTCAGAAAGCCGCAGACGTCGAACCCGAATCTCACGGGGAGCCATACGCGCGCTTGATGTTCGCCCAGGACAGCCCCGACAGGCCCTCGCCATACTTGATGGCGCGGTCGTCGATGAACAGGTCGGCGGAGACCTTGCCAGCGGCGCCGTCATCGATGGCGTCGAAGATACCCGGCAGCTCCTTCGCGACGAACGCCAGCATCTGCTGGTACCGGGCGACGTTGAGCGGCCGCGCCTTCTCCCACTGCGCCACGTTCATCCGGCGCTTGCCCACGCGGACCAGCGGGTCGTAGCTTGGATTGTAGAGCAGCCACCGCGAGGCGCGCGCGGACCAGAGGATGAGCAGGTGCTCGGCCTTCTTGAGCGCGAGCAACGCCTCCTTCGCGCCAGGCATCAGCACGAGCGGAGAGGTCACGTCATCGTAGGCGTGCCCCTGCTCCACGATGGTGCCGTCGAAATCGATCGCGATGACCACGTCACACGTTGGGCGGGGCGACAGCCTTGGTCCGCTCCATATGCGCGACGACCGCGTCGATTTGCGGAATCTCGACCGCCGGGTCGTGGCCGAGGAAGTCCCGCAGGCAGATGTAGATGTCGTTGCGCCCGTTGAGGTCGAACTTCTCGACGCGCGCGTAGCCGACCGCCTGCCAGCGTTCGACCATGTCGAAGTCGACGCCGAAGACTTTCAACTGCTCGGGCAGATACCACTGGCTCCACATGCGTTCCCCCTACCGCTTGCCCTTACCGAAAGCGCCGGGCGTGGGGGTAGGCGCTTGCCCATCCACGCTGCCGTCCTCGGCGTTGGCGGCTGCGGCCACCGTCTCTTCGTGCTTCGCCTTGAACTGGGCGATGGTGAGTTCGCCATCGGGGTCCCAGTTGCCTGTCTTCTGGTCGATGAGCGGGCCGAGCCCGACCGACGAGCGCGCCTCGTTGACCGTGACGATGATGCCCAGGTCCGTCGAGGTGAGCTTGAGCGCGTCGGTCTGCGGCGGCAACTCGTCGGGCACGTACTGGTCGTCGGGCGCCGCATCGGCCGGCAGCGCGCCCGCATCGGGCGGGACGCCACCGGTCAGGTCGCCCATCGACTGCTGGTCGAACTGGCCCTGCTGCGCGGCCTGCTCGTCCTCGATCTTCTTCATCATGGCCGGGACGTTCTCGACGTGGAAGTAGTCCGACACGAACTTGGTCGCGTGCTCGTCATCAATGAGCTGCGCCGCCTTCGCGCCGGTCGACGCCTGGACGGCCATGTTCACGTCCTGAAGGGACGGCTCAAAGTACCCGGGCCACTGGAGCTTCATCACGCCGCCAGGTCCAGGGCGGCGCGGAATCGTCGAAGACTCGCCAGTACCGGGGTCCTGCTCGATGCGGTCGGGCAGGGTAAGCGCGCCACGCACGATGGACTCGCCCTCGGTACGCGGCTGGGTCACCTGCTTGGCCGCCTTGAGCATCTTCTCCATGAGCGGCTTCACACCGCGCTCGCCGTACTGCTCGCGGAGCACGTCGGCCTTGGCGAGCATCGAGGAGTAGGCGCGCTCAATCTCCGTCGCGGTGCGCTGGCCGCCACCAGACTCCGGGTGTTCGAGCACGCACTGAGCGACCTCCAACGCGTAGGTGCGGAGCTTGTCCGCGTAGTCTTGGGCGGCCTTCGGACCTGAGCCGGAAATCTCCATGTAGGCCGCCGAGCCGGTCGTCAGCTTGATCGCGTTGTTCGAGCCCTTCGCCAGGTCGGCGAGTGGGTCCGGGGACACGACCACGACCGTCGGGTCGCAGTTGGCGATGATGCCGCGGTTCGCCTGTGCGAGCAGGGCATCGATGGCCTCGACCATGTCGTAGATGCCGAGGCAGTCCGGGTCACCGTCAATGTCATCTACCACCGGCAGGTTCTGAATCCACTGAACCGGGCACCAACCGAAGTTGTGCTCGACCATGCTGGCGATGTTGTCCGGGTTGTCCCAGTCGGGCTCCTCGCCCTCGCCAACAGGGATGGGCTTCCACAGGATGTCGTGCTGCTCATCGATGACCCGGCGGTACCAGTGCGGCACCTCGACCCAGACGCCCTTCTCTTCGTCGAGCATCTCGACCGGGTACTGGTACCGCTTCTCGATGGACCGCAGGTCATGGGTGACGCGGTCCTTGAAGTCGGGGAACACCCAGCGCGGGTCATGCACCTCGACGATGGGCTTGCCATCGAGGAACTGGAAGCCGATGGCCGCGGTGCCGGTGCCGCCGCCGAACGTGCGCGCCTGAATCATGGCCGCCCACAAGCGAGCGGACTCGGCGAGCGCGTTGACGAAGTCCTCGGTGATGGGGTCGCCCTCGACACGGAGCTGAGGGTGCCGGCGCTCCGAGAACAGGAGCCCAGTGAAGCGGTCGACGATGACCTTCACCAAGTTGTACGGCGTGGTCGGGCGGCGGAACTTGAGCGGAAAGGTCTGACCAGCATCGTAGAAGCCGGGCGGGATGAAGCCCGCCATCGAGATGGCCTCGTGGCTCACGGCATCGACGCGCTCTCGACCATCCCAGTCGACACGCCGGGCGTCGTAGTTCGAGCACCGGTAGACGGCCCAGTAGTGGTTGAGCACTTGCTGTCGCGGGCTCATCCCGAGCCTCGCGACTCTGCTCATCAGGCGCGGGCCATCCGCCGCGATGTTGACCTTGCCGGCATTGCTCGTGGTCCGCGTCGCTGAGGACATGCTCACATCCTACTTGTAGAAGAGGCGGCCGAGAAGCCAGGTGACCAGAACGTAGCTGGTGCCGACGCCAGCACCGACAGCAAGCGCGAGCAGGATGGCTTGGGTCGGCGTCATCGACCCGAGGCCGTGAGGATCTTGTCGGCCAGCCGGTCCGCCCGCTCGGCGATGTCGAGCAACTGAACGACAACGAGGGAACAGTCCTCGGCCTCCTCGGGCTCCCGAGCCGCGAGCAACACGTCGCAGTCCGCGAGCGCCTTGGTGGCCGCCCGCAGTGCGAGCACCGTCAGGATGCGGGAGTTGAACAGCGCCAGCTCCACCATCTGGTCAGGCGGGTCGAGCGCGCGCGACCGCTCCTGCACCTGACGGAACGCCCGGGTGTACTCATCAGCGGTGACGCCAAGCGGGACGGAGGCGTCGTTCGCCAGTGCGGCCGCCAACTCTTCCTCCGTCCGCGGGTCAGCCATCGACCGGAACCATCTTGAAGTTGGCCCGCATGAAGTCGGTCAGGCAGATGAAGCAGATGGGACCGGTCGAGATGCGCAGCCCGTGCTCCACGAGCGAAAGCGTCGGGGGCGTGTGCGGACCCTTCACACGCATCTCGTGGCCGGCGGGGCAGTGCCACAGCTTCTCGGGCAGTGGGTTCTCCGCGTAAGTCAGGTACTCCGGGCTCCCTTGCAGCGGGAACTCCTCGCCGGTCGCCGTCGGCTCAGACACCGGCGGGGGTTCCTCGGCAGGCGGCGCCTCGACCGGCGGCGCGGCAGGAACCTCGGGCGGCGACTCGGCCGGAGCGTCCGTCGGCGCCTCGGGGTTCTCCTCGGTCATGCCCATGTGGTGCGCGACGTTCTCGACAACGCGGAGACGCTGGGCGTGCTGCTCATCGGCGACAGTGTCGTTCATCATGAGGATTCTCCTTGCGTTGTCCCGTAGGCTAACATCTCAGGCATGCCGAACCAATCCGTTACGCTCCTCCAGTTCGTGGCGCGGGCACGGGATGACGTGAGGCGCTTCCAAGTCATGTACGAACGGGCGCAGCGGGCCGCGCCGGGCGCCCTGCCGGACAAGCAAACACTCCGCGAATGGATGGGACAGTACCGGCTCTTCATCGAGCAGGAGTACGGACTCGGCACCCGGCGACCGCGGACCGTCTCCGAGGTGACCGTCGTGCGCAAGCGTCAGGGGACGTAGTTCAGCAGGAAGGTGTCCTCGAACGTCTTGGCCAGAGACGGCGGGAGAGGCGTCACGTAGGTCGTGGCCAGAGCGATGTAGCTCCGCCGGGTGTCCAGCGGGAGCAAGTCCCAGGACAACTCGGTCGCGGCCTCGAACGCAATCTTGGCGGCGTCTTCGACCTTCTCGTTGAACGTCATGGTCATTCCTCCTCGGTAGCGTGACGACGCAGTGCCTTGGTGCCGAGCACGACCGCGTCGATGTCCGGCTCGTACCAGCAGGTGTCGACGTCCACCTCATGCACGTCGAAGCGAGCGGCCTCCACATCGAACACCACCCGCAAGTTGGGCGGGGCCGACCGGAGCTTGGTGATTAGCTCCTTGACCTTCATCTGCGGTACGCCAGCCACGACGCCGCGGCGAACGAAACTGCACCGACGCCGAGCATGGCGGCATCGGCCCAGTCGTGGCGCCAGGCGCAAACGGCCGCGCCCGCCACAGTCGCCGTCACGAGCCCCCACGCGAACAGCGTCACCCGCATGGGCTACTTCGGGACCTTGCGCTTGGACTTGGGCATCGGCAGGTCCGAGCCTTCCGGCTGGTCGATGAGCGGCGCGTCCGGGTCGGGCGGCGCCTCTTCACCACTGCCGCCCTCGCCGGTCTCCGCCGGCGGGACCTCGGGCGGCGGCGCGGACTCGGCCGCATTGGTGCGAGCGCGGGCGTAGTACGGCTCGCGCTCATGGCCGGACAGCGCGTCCCAACTGTAGTTGGGCGCGTCCTGGGCGTACAGGGCGCGGGCTGCGGCTCCGATGGCGTCTTCACTCATGGTGGTCTCCTTTGTCAGCGGCTCAAGAGGTCGAGCCTACCCACTTCAGCACGAATGTTCCCGAGACGCGATGCCTCGCGCGCCAGCCACAGACTCATGATCCGGTCGCCTGTGTGCTCCTTCGGACTGTACTGCAACAGCTCGGCGATGAGCGCGTTCAACTCGCGGCTGATGCCGCCGCGGCAGGGAAATATCCACTGGCCGGTTTCCATCTCGGTCGCCAGGTGCTCGACACCGAACTCGGGATGCACCTTGTTGCGTCCGGTCGTGTAGCCGCGGCACGGGATGCCGGCGGCGCGGCTGTACTGCGCGATGAACTCCTGCGCCGCGTTGTTCTCCACGAGCACGACCGAATGGTACCGCCGATGGTGGTCGTGGATGCGGTCAACAATCTCCGGGCCGTGCCACTTGCCCGACTCGATGCAGAGCAGTTCCTTGCGGTGGTTCGGATGCACGATGATGGTGGTGAGGACCGTCAGGTCGGCCGCGGCGTGCTGCTGCACCGCGAGGTCGACGCCGGTGTACGTCGAGCAGCCGGCCGGCACGGTCGCCAACCCGTACGCCATCTCCTTGTCGCGCCCCAGTGTCAGGCAGACATCGACCCACGCCTGCTTGAAGACCGCACTGGAGTCATCGCGCGCGATGCACAGCATGTTGCGAGCGAACTCGAACGAGCCCATGGCGATGCGCTCGCGCTCGATGAGTTCGGGGGTGAACCGTTCGGGCCAGCGCGGCAGGCCGGTCTGGTCATCGACCACCGGGTAGCGCACCGCGCGGTAGGCGCCGGTGCCTGCCAGCTTGTGCATGAGGTCGTCGGGGTAGAACGCCGTCCCGATGCAGAGCACGCGCGCCTGATTGGTGAGACGGCCGACCATCGTGTTGGTGTGCCACGTCCAGAGCTTGGCGCGCTGGTCCGCGGTCGCCGTGTTGGAGAGCGTCAGCACGTCGTCGTAGATGAGGAGGTCAACGCGGGCGCCCAAGATCTCCCCACCCACGCCGAGCGCGCGCACGGTCGGGTCCTTGATGCCGTACGGTCGCTTGACCGTCAACTCGGTCGTGTTCCACGGGTCGGCCGGCGCGATGTCAGGGAAGATGGCGCGGTACGCGAGCGAGCCCCGCGCGTAGTCCGCGATGGACGACAGAATCTTGGAGGCGCGCTCGTGCGTGCTGGAGACGATGAGAATGCGGATGCTCGGGTTGCGTCCCATCTCCCAGAGCGCGCGGGCGATGGCCATCTGCTGCGTCTTGCCCGCGCGGTTGTGCGCCCAGATGATGAGCCGGTCGTGTTCGTTCGCCAGTTCGTGCCACGCCTTGTGCATCCCGGCCAGCTTGACCGGCAAGTGCGTCTGCTCGTCCCGCAGCACAAGCTGAGCAAACAGGGCCGGGTTCTGGACGGCCAGCGGGTACAGCCGCTGGAGCGCGTCGCTCGCGGCGCGGGCGTGCTTGAGCAGGGCGGCAGGCGCGCGCGGCATCAGGACACGCCGTTTGGCGATTCAAGGGTGTCCACCCGCGGCCGTTTGGCAATCGGCTGCATCAGGCCGACCGCCCCAGGCGCCGGATGGCGTACGCGACCACCTCTTCCAAGCTCTCCGGGTCGAACCGGTTCTCGCAGATGAGAACGCGCACCGCACCCTCGGTGGTGCGCAGCAGCTTGGCGAGGTCAGCGTAGCCGTACGCCCACAGCTTGACCTGCCGACCGCCCTTCTTGGGCTTCATCACCCTCGGGCTCGCATGCACTGTTCGCCGCAGCGTCGTCACGCTTCCAGCAATATCAGAGACTTGGCGGGAGGTCAAATTTGGCTGTAACGCTAGCCCCAGGCTAGCGTTAGGTGTCAGAAATAGGTACTGACAACGTCTAGCTAGCATGGGACGAGACGGAACGTGTGCATGGTGCGGGCGGCGGGTCGACCTGGACGAGGACGAGTGGATACGTGGACGGACGGGCGATGTCCTGGGGTCGCTCGACTGTGCGGACAGGTACTGGATGGCAGAGGCGGCGTTGGACCCGGTGGGGTGGCGGCAGGCTCAGCTTGTAGCCGACGAATGCTTCCCACGATTCGAGGACGAAGACGACGCGGATGAGGTGTGCTAGTGGGCGAGGCCGTTGCCTGACCCGTTGGTGCTGGAGCCATTGGGTGCGGGAGTGTCGTCGTCCTCGTCATCGCGCAGTAGGGCGGCGGCGCTGGCGGCCTCCTCGATGACGCGGAGGGCGTCTTCTCTATCCATGTGCTCGACTTCCACCTTGACGATGTCGGTGGGCTGGCCGAGGCGCTTGCGTTCGGCGTCGAGGACCGAGAGGTCGAGTTGTGCGAGGTCGCGGCCGAAGGCGCCGAGGGTGCGTAGGAGCTGGTGGGCTTCGCGTGGTGAGAGGTCTTGGTCGGCGAGGGCCTTGGTGTAGGCGGCGGCGAAGGCGCGGATGTTGGCTTGCTGGAGCACCTGGGCGGCGAGTCCATGAAGGGACAGGGCGACCTTGCGGGCGGCCGAGACGATGGTGGCTTCTTCGGCCATGGTCTGGACGGCGTCGATCTTGGCCTTCTCGTGCAACTCCTTCAGGCGGGCCTTGACGTCCAGGTCGGCTTGCGCCATCCGGTCGATGGCGGCGCGGTCGGCGGCCGATAGCTTGGCGTCGGCCTCGGCCAGGCGCTCATCGGCGAGCGCCTCTGCGCGGAGGATGCGCGCCAGACGCTGCTCCTCCTCCAGCACTTCCTTGATGGGACGGAGGTTCTTGAAGGGCATGCCCTTGTCCCACAGGCGGATGCAAACGGCGTGTGTCAGGCCGGTGGCGTGCTTCGCGTAGATGTGGTCGCCCGGGTGCGCGCGGTACGCTTCGACGGCCTTCTCGTACTCGGGTAGGCCGACGCCGGTGTGCTTGGGTCCCCATGGGGTGCTCATGACGCGTTGTTCCTCTAGTGGGGCTGCAAAATTACTGTGGATAACGTGGGGGCAACTGGACGCAGCCCCGATACTGACAACGTATCCACAGCGTTGGGCGCGTTCAACGCTGCCACTGGCCCCAGCGTAGCGCATCTCGCAGAATCTGTGCGTGGTCGAAACCTAGTTCTACGTCCTGAACGGACAGCCAGGCCAGGCCGGTCAGACCCTCGCCATGTCGCGCGGGCGGCACCTGGGAGACACTGCCCATGTAGGCGAGCGAGATGGTCGGACCGCGCGGGTCGCGGAGCGGGCTGCCGTAGAAGCTGAAGGCGCGGAGTGGGACGTGGAGGCCGGTCTCCTCCAGTAGCTCGCGAGCGACGGCGTCATCGGGGTGTTCGTCGGGTTCGACGCGGCCGCCGGGGAGCACCCAGGCGCCGGCGAAGGGTTCGCGTTCGCGGCGGACGGCGAGGACGCGAGTGGTCGGACCGCCGATGTCGAGGACGACGGCGTCGACGCAGACCATGAACTCGGGGCGGAAGCTCACCCGACCTTCTCGACGACGGCGTCCCACAGCCGGCGGCGTGCTTGGAGCGAGGAGATCGCTGCACCGGTCGCCTCATGCCACCGGGCCACGTCCTCCCCACAGAACGCAGACAGCATCCGCATGGCCAGGCCCGAGTGCTCGTTGGAGTCCACCTCGATGTGCCGCTCCAGATACTGCTTGAGAATGGGGACGTCGGCGGGCAGGTTGCGCACGCCAGCCAGGAACATGGCCGGGATGGCGGCCTCGCGACCGATGGTGAAGGCGGCGCAGATGGCGTGCGGGCGGCCGACGTTGATGAGGTCGAGCGTCGACAGCACGAACTCCTGCGCGGGCGCCGGGACACCAGCCTTCTGGAGCGCGGTGTGGATGAGGTGGCCTTCGCGAACGCAGCGGACGAACGTCTTGATGGGCTCGACGTTGGCGCCGGCCTCGGTCATGGCGCGCAGGTACATCTCGAAATGCGACTCGACCTGCCCGGGCGAGGTGATGTCGCTCTCCTCGCCGATGACGATTTCGTTGATGAGCCGGCGCGTCTCCGGCGTGCCCTTGGGCGTCCAGGGCACATCGACGCAGGTCGTGAGCCGCTGCAACGACTTGAGCAACGACATGAAGTCCCAGACCGCGTAGACGTGGAACTCCATGAACGTGCGCAGCGCGGCCGGCGAGGTCAGGGCCATCCACATGCGGTGCGACGCCACCGCGTCCAGGTGCCCCGCCACGGCGTCTCGCAGCTCCCCCATGCGGTCGAGCGTCGGCTGGTGGACATGGGTCATCACCGGCGGCACCGGCAGCCCCATGGCCTCGGGCGCCTCGGGGCCGAGCAGCGCGCGGATGAACTGCACGGCGAGCAGTTCCTTGGTGCGGCGCGGGTCGTCGGCCGGGACACCCATGAGTTGAAGCTCGGCCAGCCGACGATAGCTGGCGGCAATTGCCACCGTTGCCACCTCTTGGCGGGTGGTGTGGCCCTGGAACACGGCGGTCTCGACCGCGGCCCACGCCTGGACGGGGCCGTGGATGTGGATGGTGCAGCCCTGCACCGCTTGGCGGAGGCGGGCGGCGAGGTCTCCCGCGGTCATCATCACGCGCCGAAGACCGGGCGCTTGCCGTAGGCAGTCGCCAGGAAGTCGCGGCGGTACGGGTCCTCCTTGAGGCAGCCGCGGAAGTCTTGGACGGTCACGATCTCTTGCGCCGGCGCGTTCGACTTGCAGATGAGGCACATATGAATCGAGTGGAGCACGAGCCCGACGCCCTTGGGCTGGAGCACCTGCTCGCACGCGTTCAGCGCGTCGAACAGCAGGCGCTCGTTCAACTGCGGCTGGCGCGCGAGGTAGTTGAGCGCCTTCTTCACTTTCGAGTAGCCCGTGATGAACTTGTCGGGGACGTACGCGAAGTGGGCGACGCCCAGCGCGGGCGCCAGGTGATGCTCGCACATCGACACGTAGTGGCAGTCGGTCACCATCACGAGGTCGTTGACGCCCGGGTTGGGGAACGTCTTCCACGGAATCTCGATGTCGCACCACGGCGCGTTGATGATGTCCGCGTACATCTCGGCGACGCGGCGCGGAGAGTTCTGCATCACCTCCGCCTTGTCGCCCTGCCCGAGCGCCAGCAGCATCTGGCGCACGGCGTCCTCCAGCCGGTCGAGCATCAGCGGCTTGGGGGGAAGCTGCGAACCGACCTTCTTCTCACTCTCCATTGGTCATCACTCCCAGACGCTCGGCGTGGCTGCGGAGCCACATCTCGACGCGCGTCGAATCAAGGCGGACGTTCGCATGGTCGACGCCGGGCAGGTCCCACGAGTCCCACGAGAACACAGGGCGCTTGTACTCCAGCGCGTAGCTCATCTCCTGCAACGTGCCCAGACCACCGGGCACGGCAATCATCACGTCGCACGCCAGCGCCACCAGGACGTTGCGCGCCAGCCCGATGCCGGTCGGCAGCACGAGCGAGAGGTGCTCGTTGCCGTCCTCATGCGCGGTGCCGGGCAGGATGCCGACCGTCAGCCCGCCGGCGGCGCGGGCGCCGCGTGCGGCCTCGGTCATGACGCCCGACAGGCCGCCGGTCAGCACCACGAAGCCGGCGCGCGCCGCGGCGAAGCCGGACGTGAACGCCATCTCGGCCACGTCGGGCGCCCACTTGGTGCCTCCCACCTTGGTGCCGACGACGGCTGCCACGTGGAGGCGGCTCACTGTGGACCCTTGGCGCTATCGAGAATGGCCTGCGCCATGAGGACCAGAGAGCGGGACGCGTCGGTCGGGTCGAACGTGGCCAGGGCCTCGCGTACTGCGGCCGCGCCCTCGTCCGTCTCCACGAAGAACCGGAAGCGCCGGCGGTCCTGGGCGAGCAGGTCGTCGACGTCCGGCGGGGGCTCGGACGAGGGCTGCGGCTGGAACGTATCATCACCAGCCACGTTCAAGATGTCGGCCGCCTCAGCCTCGGTGAAGCCCGTCAGGCCGATGAGCGAGGGGTCGGTCGCCTCGAACTCGGCGAGCAGCACGCCCAGCTTCTCGTAGTCCCACTCACCCGAGATGCGGTTGAGCGCGAGGTTCAGGGCCTTGGCGCGCGCGTCGTCGACGCCGGTCAAGAGGATGGTCGGGACGGTCACGGCGTCCGCGTCGGGCGCCCCGTCCTCGGTCAGTATCTCCGTCAGTGCCTGGATGCGCTGGTGGCCGCCGACCACCAGGAAGTCTTCGCGGCGCGCGATGACGGGCTCGGCGAAGCCGAACTCACGAATCGATGCCTTCAGCCGCTCCATCTCGGCCGGCGCCATCGTCCGGGGGTTGTACGGCGCCTTCTGTAGCTTGCCCAGCGGGACCAACGAGGGCTCGTGCAGCTCGACCATTCCGGCGCTCCTCAATCCAATCTGCAAGACGGTAGCATGACTCTACGCCTAGGTCTGCTTGAAGTTGGATTGACGAGGTCCGCATTGCGACATCACGAAGGTCAGCCACGCCATACGACCGGAGCAGCGCGCGGTTCTCCAGCACCGACTGACGCGACCGGAGGTTTATCTCGCGAACGCGGGCGCCATCGAAGAGGAAGATCTTGGCGTACCGCCGGCCCGTGCTCCACGTCGAGGAGTCCGCCGAGTAGAACGGGAACCGCTGGAGCAACGACGCGGTCGTGCAACCGAACGCGTGAACCTGCTGGTCCGTCAGGAAGGTGAACGCCTTGTCCAGCCAGTGCGAGAGCAGGGTGCGGCTGCGCAGGAGGTAGGGCACGAGACCGCCGAGCGCGAGGTACGGCACCCGCTTGGCCCAGTGCTGCAAGAACTCCCACGGCTCGCCAACATGGAAGACGGGCAACACCGGCACCTTGAGCCCGAGAGCCAGCATCGTCTCGGTGTCGCGCGCGGTCGCCTCGGCATCGCCGATGACGTCCGGTGCGCACGCCACGGTGAGCAACGACTCCCACCGCTTGACCCAGGCGAGGTAGTCCTCCAGCACGACGGTGCCGCCATTGGCCGCGGCGGAGAACGCGCCGGAGTCCGCGAACACGTCCACCTTGCGCCCCTGGAACAACTGCCCGAGGTCGGCGCGGCCGAAGTAGTGATACGACAGGAGTATCTGCGACGGGCGCGGGTGCGCGAGCACCTTGGGCACGCCTTCCATCGTGGCGACGGCGAGGTAGATCTTCACGTGAGAACGCCTCCGGGCGTGACGCGCAACCGGAGCGCGGGCGTCAGCCGCTCCGCGAGGTCGTCGGAATGCGAAATGACCACGACGGTGCGGGTTTGCCCGAGGTCGTCGAGCGCCCGGGCGACCGCGTCGACCCCCGCCGGGTCGAGCGCATCGAACACCTCGTCGAAGAACAGCGTCGTGCCCGACGACTGTCCATGCGCGGCCTGGGCTACCTCGGCCAGCGCCATGAGCAGGGCGACGTCGATGCGGCGGCGCTCGCCACCCGAGGCGGCGCGGTACCCATGACCGCCGCCCGCGCCCTCCACCTCCAGGCCGATGGCGTCGCTCACACCGCCGCTCTTCTTCTCGCTGTACGCCTGGAGCTTGAGCCGCAGGTCAGGGCCTGCGATGCGCGCCAGCCACGCGTTGGCGCAGAACTGGAGCCCACCCAGGGTACGGCTGAGGACGTGGGCGCGCACGCCCTTCAACCCCAGCACCCGCTCGACCGCCTCCAACTCACCGACCGTCTTGGCGGCCTCCATGCGGGACAGGTCACCGGACGCCAACTGCTTGGCGATGTGGTCCAGGTCCTTGTCCGCGGAGTCGAGCACCGCTTGCAGGCTCTTGCGCGTCGTCTCCATGGCGCGGGCCGCCGACACCTGCGCGGCGACATCGTGGCGCTTCCGGGCGAGCGCGGCCTGCTCTTCCTCCAACGACCGGGCGTCGGACTCGACGTCGGCGCGCGCCTGGCTGGTCGTCTGCCGAACCTTGATGGCCGACACCTCCGCCACCCGGGCGCGGTCCTGCAAGTCCTTGTACCGCAGGCGCGGCAGCGTCTCGTGGCAGGTCGGACACTTGCCGCCCTTGAACCCGTCAAGGGCGCACTTCGCGTGCTCGGCGTCTGCATCCGCGCGGGCGGCCGCGGCGTCGGCCTCGCGCAGGCGCTTGCGCAGCCCTGCGTAGTCGCCGTCGTACACACGGATGAGCCGTTCCAGATTCAGCAGGTCGGCCTGTAGCGCCGCGACGTCGCCGGGCTCGTGCAACTCGTTGAGATGGGTGCGGGCCTCATCCCGGCGGCGATGCTGGGCAGCCTGCGACAGCAGCAGCAACTCGACGGCGTTCTCCAAGTTGTGGTGCTCGGAGACCGCCTTCTTCAAGTCCGCGCGGCACTGGTCCAACGCGTCGTCGAAGCGGTCGAGGCCCAGCATCGCCTCCAGCAACCGCTTGCGCTCGCCGTCGGTCGCCATCGTGAAGTGCGCCGCGTCGGCGGATGAGAACACGTGCGTGCGACGCCAGAGGTCCAAGGTGCCGACGACGTGTTCGAGGGCGGCCTGCGCCTTGGTGGCGGACTCGAACTTCTCGGCGTGGCCGTGGAGCGACCACCACAAGATGCCACGGTCGTTCAGCCGGCCGCGGTCCACGACCAACGAGGTGTCCGCCTCCACGGTCACCGTGCCGTCGACACCCGGGCGCCAGGGGCTCGTGCCGCGGAGCGACTTGCCCCAGCACGCGACCGCGACCGCCTCGATGAGCGAGGACTTGCCAGCCCCGTTGGGGCCGGTCACCAGCACCACGCCGTGGTCGGGCAACTCGACCTTCGACGCGATGTGGCTCATGAACTCTCGCAGCGTGATGGACCGAACCTTCACGTCTCCTCCGACGGTGTCGCCCACAGGTACTCGCGGGCGCGCAGTAGCACAAGCTCACGGTCGACACCCTCGTCCAAGGGCATCTCCTTGACGAACGCGTTCAACGCCTCGATGAGCGTCTCGGTGGACCGCGCGGCATCGGCGGCACCGCGGGCGGCGCTCTCGGCGGCCGCGCCATCGGGTATCACCTCGGCAGCGGTGAACACCATGCCCAGGCTGTCGACCAGCTTCCGGGCCTCGTCGAGCTGGTCGGGCGGCGCGACGTACTGAAGGTAGAGCTGCGTCCCCTCGGGGGCGCCCTCGATGGCGGCGTCAACGTCCTCGGGCATGCGGGCCTTGATGAACCGCGGGCCGGGTATCTCGCGCACGGTCAACGTCTTGTCCGCCGAGTCGTAGATGACGAGGGAGCCGTACCCCGTCAGGCCCGGGTTGTCCCAGCCGGTCGGCACCAGGGCGCCCACCTGCATGACGTTGCCCCACCGCTTGCGCGAGTGCCAGTTCCCGGCGAGCACGCAGTCGATGCCGTAGTGCGCCTTCAACTCCTCCACCAGACTGACCGGCACCGCGTCGTGCGCGTCCTTGAGGTAGGGCGGCGTGCTCTCATCGATGAGCCCCAGATGCAGGCACAGGATGCGGTGCTTCGGTGGCTGGATGTTCTGGAAGCTGGTGGCCAGCGTCTTGGGCAGCCACTTCCGGGCGTCGCCCGGCTGGAAGGGAACCGTCCACAACTCAGCATCGCCGACCGAGATGACCGTCGGCCGCTCGACCACCTCGATCATGTTGAAGCCGTCGAGCGGTCCGAGCGCGTGGTCGCCCGGCGCCATGCTCACCATGTCGTGGTTGCCGAGGAGCAGGTACGTCTCGACACCGCGCAACGCCTGCTGCACCGCGGCGATGACCTGCGGAGAGGGCGACGCGGAGTCGAACAGGTCCCCGAGCACGGCCAACGCCCCGCACTGCAACTCACGAGCACGGTCGACCGCGCGCATCAACGCGTCGACGACTGCACGACAACGAGCGTTGAGCCCCGCCTCGACGGCGCCGCCGTGCCTCTGGTGGTTGCCGGCGTGGATGTCGGCTACGAATGCGATTCTCACGCCTCCGCTCGATCCAGTTCCACCACAACCGCACCAACAGTTGAGTCCAAACGAGTGAACTCCTCAGCACTGAGCGCCGCGCATGCAGCGATCAGGTCTATCCTGGCCAACGAAACCGCGTCGAGTACGGCCAGCAATGACACGTACTCCGGCGCGCTGAGCAGCGGGGCCACGTGCTCCCTGAAGTCGGCAAGCGCCAAGCCCTCGTCAAAGTGCGCTTGAGGCACATCATCCTGGCCCTCGATACGAGCGCCGGACAGCAAGCCGAGCACCCACTGAATACTGCCTTGAACGGTCGATGACATCCGAGATTCTCCTCTACGGCAAAAGGTCAGGAAAAGAAAGGCGTCCGATCTTCCCACGAGCGATGTCGGCCCACCAGTTACGCCGAGTCTTGAGCCCCTTGGCCCTACAAGCAGCCTCGTACTTCCGCATCGCAGCCTCGACATCGAGGTGCCCATTCGCTCGCGCCCACTCAAACGCCGTCAGCCCTTGGCGGTCTCCGGTGAACGGGGCCTTCTTCGGCACCTTCGGTTTCGGTACGGGCCGCACCACACAGTACCCGTGCCCGTTGCTGCCCCTAGAAATTCTGGCCTTCGGCGGTCGGGCCCTTGCGTTCGACAAAGCCACGCTACTAGCAACGCACGCACGCAGCTTTGCGTTCTGCTTCTGAACGCCGCCTTGAGCAGCAGGGAGATGGTTGCGCCAATTTCTGAACGGGCCTTGCTGACCTAAGTTCACGAGCCACACGAACGCGACGCGGAACACATCACGGTAAACGTCCCCAGCCACCTTGATCCGGTCGGCTACGTCCTGCGCCAACGAAACCAAAGTCGGAGGAAGGTTCACGCAACCGTAGACGAAACTCTCAAGCTCACCCTGGGAAAAATTGTCAGTCAACAACTTGACGGTGGTGAGGATGGCAGCGGGCGGGGTCGGACCCCCAAGGATAGTAGAAGCCACCCAGTGCGCCTTAGTGTAGTGCGCCTGAGACGTGTTAAGCACCTTGACGATGAGGTCGATCAGATGCTGAGGGCCGTCATACAGATACGTCCACAAATGCGTCGTGCCGCGCTCGTTGGAGATGATGACGCGGCGTGTCCCATCCCTCAAATCTTCAGAACTGCGCACAGCATGCACTGGGCAGAGAACGCCGCCCGCCGCATCGATCTGCCGGCGCAGGTTGTTCAGCTTCGGATCATCACTCCGAATCGGTGGGTTGAACGGCGGCGGATGAAGACGGGCAACAGGGTGGAACACCAACTCACGAGTCACGGCTCCGTTGAAGAACGACTCTTTGACAGTCATGCTCAGGCCCTCCCGACGGCGAAACACCCGTCTCTCCGGGCTGCCACGCCTAGTGCCTCGGCGTTCAGGAGGAACCGAAAGGGTGCAGGGCTGCACCCTTTCGGGGGAGAGACTACACGTCGTCGGAGACGGAACGCTTGGCCGGCAGGCGCCCGGGGTCGCGGGTGTGGCCCGCGCCGGTCAGCTTGCGAATCATCTCGGGGGTGCCGAGCGGGGCCGAGTCCTCCAGGCTGGGCAGCGTCGCCAGCCACTCTTCAAGCTGGGCGTCGTCCTTGGCCAGCTTGCGCTTGGGCTTGAGGATGGGGTCGGTCGTGTACTTCGTGTCCATCTTGCCGGTGCCGACGCGCTTGACGATGATGTCGTAGCCCTCGGTCGCGCTGGAGAAGTCGCCGTACTGCTCGACGAACCCGTTGAGCCGGTCGTACACCGACCACGACAGCTCGGCCACCTGCGGGCCGGCCTCCTCGTTGGCGCGGTCCACAATGAGGCACGCGTACGTCGAGCGGGCCGCGAACTCCTTGGACGTGACGTCGTCACCCGCGCGCGATGCTTCGGACGACCGCTGACACAGCGGGCAGCCGGCGCCCATGCAGGTGAGCGGGCGGCGCTGGTCCGCGCTGACGCTCACCCAATGGCGCTGCGTAATCATGAACGGGCTCTTGCCGCGCAGGCCGGGGAACACGCGGAACTGCGTCTTGCCCTCGGGGAACTTGAAATTCTTCTTCGCGTTGTTGACGGCCTTGCGCTCCGCATCGGCCATCTCGGGGGTGTACTCGGTGAACTCTCGCATGTTGCTCATGTGGTCTCCTCGTTGCGGCGTGCCCGATATTGGGCGGTGCCGGTTAACGCCTGCTGCTACGGTCCCGCGTGAGCGGGTCTGCCTGCATCTCCTGGCGCACCTGGGCGCCAAGCTGGACGGCCATGTCGCGCTTCGTGCGGATGGCCTCCAGGGTGTTCTTCGCCTTGGTCAGCGTCACCTCGGCTTCAATCTCGGCGAGGTGGGCGGCCTGGTAGTCGTCCTCCACTTCGACGAGCGACTTGAGCGCCTCGACCGTGTACGGCTTGCCCGACGCCGGGTTCACCTTCTGCCCAGCCAGCAGGTAGAGGCGCGCGTACTCATGCTCGCATCCCGCCTTGGCCTTGAGGTAGTCCTCGGTCGCCGTCGCGTACTTGCCTGCCCAGTACGCGAAATCCCCCGGCAACCGAATGAACTCCTCGGACAGCGCGAGGGGCTCAATCTTCAGGCACTCCAGCAGGTACTCGTCTTCATCGGGCAACTGCCCGCGCTTACCAGCCATCAGCACGCCTCCAATATTGGGTACTACTATTGTGTAGCCATCGTCAAGTCAATTTCGACATGCTTCCCCACTGCTGCCCCACTTTCACATCGACGGCCAGCGGCACCGGGCCGGAGTCCCACGAGCACATCGTGGCGCGCATGTGCGCCGCCACCTCGGGCACCCGCGCCTCATCACACTCCGTCATGATCGAGTCGTGAACGGTCAGCACGACCTTGTCGCCCTGACGCGAGCGAACGCACCAGTCGGTCAGCGAGGCGAGCGACGCGAGGCAATAGTCCGACGCCGTGCCCTGCACCGCCGTGTTGTAGCTGGCGCGCTCCGCCTCCGACCGCACGAGGTCAGCCTCGTCCCCGATGCCGAGCAGCGGGCGGCGGCGGAACCGGCGGCCCTCCCAGTACGTCCAGGTCATGCCCGTCTCGTGCGCCTCGACCACGCGGTCCTCGACCCACGACGCCAGCTTACTGAACTTGCCGAGGATGGCGTTGCGGATGGCGGCGGCCTCCTGCCGCGAGCAGCCGGTGCGCGCGACAATCCCAGCATCGGACATCCCGTAGATGACGCCGAACACGAAGGTCTTGGTGCGCGAGCGGTGCTCGTCCGTCACGTCGTCCGGTCGCACGCCCCACACCATCGGCGCGATGAACTTGGCCGTCTCCTTGTGGAAGTCGACGCCCGACGTGAAGAGCCGCAGCATCTCGTCGTCCCCCGACAACATGCAGGCGATGCGCAGTTCAAGCTGGGAGAAGTCCGCCTCGACCAACATGCGGCCGGGCGGCGCGATGAAGCAGTCGCGGAACTCCTTGCCATCCGGCGTGCCGGCGCGCGGCGCGTTCTGCATGTTGGGCCGCTCGCACGAGATGCGGCCCGACCGCGCGCCCGCGATGCGGAAGCTGGGATGCACACGTCCATCGGGGCGCACATGAGGAAGCATCCCGTCGGCGTAGGTGCCGAGCATCTTGGTCAGCTTGCGGTACGTCAGCAGGTCATCGACCACCGGATGGTGACCGCGCAGTGCCTCCAGCGAGTCGGCGTCGGTCGACGGCTTGCCGGTGTCGGTCAACTTCTTGGGGTGCAGCCCCAGCTTGCCGTACAGCAGTTTCGCCACTTGAAGTGGGGAGTCGGGGTTGAACTCGTACTGTGCGAGCGAGACCTTGGCGTCGTCGATGAGCAGGCGCAGGCGCCCACCGAAGGCGCGCACGGCGTCCTCGTCCAGGCCGATGCCCCAGGCTTCGATCTGTTCGCACGCCTGCGACGCGGGCCGCACGATGCGCGACCACACGCGGGCCAGGCTGGGCTCGTCCGCCATAAGCGACTCGTAGTGGTCGGTCAGTAGCGCGCACGACAGAGCGTCGCGGCCGCAGTAGATTTGCAGCACGTCGCGCGGCACCATCCCGTACGCGTAGGACTCGGCGTCGATGCCCGACCGAACAGCCTCACGCACGGACTCGTCGAGCACCTGCACGACCGCCTGCTCATGGACGACCGGCACCGCCTTGGCGTCCTTGCCCCAGGCGTTCAGCGCGCGCTTGGCCTTGTCGACGTAGCGGTACGCCTCTTCCTTGTGGCCGCCCATGCCCACCAACTCGGCGAGCGACTCCAGGTCACCCGGGCCGTCCGGGTCGATGAGCTTGGGCCACAGGTACGTGTCGCCATAGAACCCGCGGACCTCGACGCCGAGGCCGCAGCGGATGGCCGTCGAGTCGAACTTGAAGTTGGCCGCGGTCTTCTTGATTCGCACGTCCGTGAGCAGGTCCTCCAGCACGCGGCGGCAGCCCGGGTCCGCGAGCGCCTCGGCCGGCCACACCCACGTGGTCGTGAGGGACGAGACGCCGACGCACAGCAGTCGGAACTCGGGCGAGAACATCCGGCCGAACGTCTCGCAGTCGTACGCGATGAAGCGGCCGCGGCACAACTCGGTGGCCGCCAACTCGGCCTGGTGTCCGCTCGTCACGATGCCGACCTGACGCGACCACGGCGGAACGTCAGGCGCGGCACAGGTCAGCGCCCACGCCACGTCCGTGGCGAACCGCTTGCGCTCCAGCCGGTTGTGGCCGGCGGCGCGCGGCGAGGGCAAGCAGAACACGGGCACGGGCGGCGGGCCGTACAGCCAACCGTAGGCGCGGTGCATGTCGACCTTACGCCCCAGCAGTGAGAACGCGGCCCAGGGCCCGAGCGCGATGATGCGAGTCGGCGCGGCTTCGCGGACGGTCTGCGCCAGATGGCCGCGGCAGGCATTGGCGATCTTCTTGCCGACGTCCGCCAGCCCCGCCGGCCGGCACCGCACCGCGTAGTCATAGGCCACCGGCCCCGTCCAGTGCGCCCCCACCAGCTTGCGCACCATCGCGCCGGTCGCGCCACAGAACGGGCGGCCGGGCTCCGCGTCGGCCTCGCGCGCATGCTCCCCCACCACGAGCACGCCACCGGGCGCCCCCTCGGCCGGGATACAACTGGCCGTCACCGCCTCGCGCGAGATGTCCCCCAGCGTGCATCGCTGGCAGTCCGTCATGACCTCGACGGACTCCGTGACCTCGACCAGCGCGCGCGGCTCCCCGTGGAACAGCGGCAGGTTGCTCACGACAAGCCGAACATTTCCGCGACGCCCTCGATGCGGTCAGGCAGGTTCCCGACACGAGCGAGCAGCGGGATGTGGTCCCGCCACGCCTCGCAGCACTTGAGCAACTCCGTCCGGGTCCTGACACCCTGCTGCTCACAGAAGTAGGCGGCCACGTCCTTGAGCGATTTCGCACGCGCCAGGTCATCGGGCAGCGGCTCACCGAGCCGGTGGTGCCGCGCGGCCGCGTCGGTCGCCTGGGTGTCCGGGCCGTCCTCCACGAACGGGTTCTCGGGCGGCTTGTCCAGCCTGTCCGAGTGGCCCTCGACCTCAATCGGCGCGGTGCCGGTCGTCACCTCGGTTCCTTCCACTGGAATGGGGGGGACGAGCGCCAGGGCGGGTTCGCTCTCCACGGCCTCTGCCCGCCTCGCTGCGCCGTTTTTCTTGGCGGCAGGGGTCCTGACCTTGCCCATGTCGGAACGCGCCTTGCGCGGCTTCTGAGGCGACGGTGCGGCGGTGACGGGTGTCACCGAAGGTTCTGGGGCGGCCATGGTCGAAAGGTGTTGCAACAGGGCCAGGACTTCCTCCGGCCCCACACCGTAGACCTGGAGAGCCTCGCCGTCGTACCCGACCTCGCGAGACACGCCTGCAACGACGACTTCACCCTCGAACGTGTTCAGCTTCATCCGCTCCCCCTTCGCGATGTCAGTACGGAATCTTGATCGATAGACCGACGCGTTCGCGCGGCCATTGCAGGTCGACGCTGATGTCGATGCGCTCGTACGAGTACAAGGACGAGATGCTCACGTCGCCGAGCGGGTAGTCCGCGCGGACCTGGACCGAGTAGCCGCCGATGATGCCCTGCTGGGCCATGTGGTCCAGCTCGTTGCGGACCACAGCCACCGCCTCGCGCTCCCCCACCTTGCGGCCGATGAACTGCTGCAAGACCTGGCCAATCGACTGGTGGATGAACTCCGCAGAGTCGAGTGGTTCCTCCTGCGGCGCGTCGAGTTGGTACAGCAACTCGATGGCGTGCAACTCCGCGAGCTTGTCCTCGTCGTAGAGAAGAATCGAGGGGAAGCCGACCGCCGGGTCCCACCACTCGACCGCGCCGAGCGCGCCGCGCTCTGCCCAGAACTGGTGCCACGTCTCGCGGAAGCCGGCGCCGCCCGACATCAGGGCGGTCGTGTACCGGCCCAGCATCCCGGCCGGGCCAGGCGTCGGCAGTATCGCCCGCTTGAAGCCCGGGTACCGCTCCCAGAACTCGGGGAGCGTCATCCGTTGCAGTTGCCGGCCCAGGTATTGACGCTCCCACTCCGGGTGTTTCATGCTCGACGTTATTAGTATCTCGGATAGAACTTGTCAAGACTGAAGACGACGCCGGCAGCGGAACGTCCGCGCTCACGTATTGGGTGGCGGGCTCTTCAGACGGGGAGGTGAGGATGAACCTGATGCCCTTATAAAAGGGATTCAAGGCCATCAGGTTCATGGTGCGGAGGAGCGCCTTGCCGATGCGCCCCGTGCGCCGACAGCGGCACACGTGCTGGGGGGTGATGCCCAGAGCGCGGGCGGCGCTGGCCACCGAGCCCGCGGCCTGGACCACGGCATCGACCGCGGCCCGGGCGGTGTCTGCGGGCAGGTCGGACGCGTGCGCCTTGCCGCCCTTGGGTCCCTGGGTAATGGTGACGTCGTCATCCGTCCAGTCGAGCGGCGCGACCTGCCCGATGTGGAGGTGCCAGGCGAAGTGGTCCGACCGGTTGACGTTGCGGGCGCGGCCGTGGACCTGCATGAGTTCTTCCGCGCAGCGGCGCCGGCCCCAGTCCATGTCCTCGGGGACGTGGAGCATGGCGACCTCCAGGCCGGCCGTCTCCACGTTAATCCACGGGTCGGCAATCGAGACGCAGGCGTCGACCGTGAGGTAGTCGTTGCTCCCCTTGAGCCCGCCGTACCAGTGCAGGTGGACGGTACGGGTGGCGCGCAGGTGGGCGAGCAGGGCAGCGCACTTCTGTGAGCCGGGCTCGCCCTCCTCGATGCCCGTGACGATGCGCTTGTACGTGACGAGCAGAATCTCGCGGGCGTCGCGCTGCTCGATGCGGGAGGCCGCCAGTTCAAGCTGCCGCTGGAACAGCGTGTAGTCGGGGGCGCCGTTGGGCACGAGGGCTTTGCGGTTGCCCTGACTGGAGTAGTAGACCTCCTTGTCCCCCTTGTCCTGCACGCGGATGACCTCGACGTAGGGCGCCGGGATGTGCAGCTTCTCGGTCATGGCAAGCAAGACGCGGATGGGGAGGTGGGCGCCGGCGACAATCTCACGCCCCAGGTTCTTCCAGAACGTGTGCCGCACCGCGAACATCACGGACGCCACGTGGCCATCCTTGTCGAACCGCTTCACCATGCGTGCGCCATCATCACCGGACTCGACCATCCGCACGAACGCGCGGCACGCCTTCACCGCAGCCCAGTGGACGTCGGGCCGCTTGCACTGCCCCCGCGCGACTTCGTCCTGGTCGGACGACAGCACGGCCTGCTCGTAGATGTCCGCCGGGTACTCGTACTGGAGGATGTACGGCGGTATCTCGTCCACCACGAACAGGCCCGAGCCCTTCACCGAGTCCATCATCGCGTGCGGCGCAATGGGAATGTCCTGGCCGACCGGCTTCTTGATGGTGCAGGTGGTGACCACGGGACACGGGGGGCAGAACGACGCGGCCGGGTTGCGAACGGCGGCCTCGTAGGCAGCCTCGAACAGGTGGAACCGGAAGCACTCGTGGGCGCCCTGCGCGTCCTTCACCTGCCCGACGCCGCGGTATCGCTTGGTGAGTCGGCCGGCCGAGATGATGTTGGCTGCGAACTGATCGAGGTTGGCGTGGGTGTTGGTCGTGTACCCGATGCGGTCTTCGGACTTGGCCATGTGCGCGGCAAGCACCGTGGACTTGCCGAGCCCGGCCGTTGCGTCGATGAGCGTGCCCCGGTTGCGCACGAGTGAGCCGCGCACGGCGTCATCGAGTCGGACGCGCGCTTCGTCGATGGGCAGGTACGTGACGCCGTCACCCTGCTCGCCAAGCTGATTGTGCAGGCGTTCGACGCCCGGGTCTTCAAGCTGGTCAATCTGCGCCGCGGCCTGGGGTGTGCGGCGGCCAACCTCTGCCCAGAACTCTTCCTGGCGGCGGCCATCGCACGACGCGTGGAGGCACACGATGCGGCCGGCGTACTTGCCACCCTCGAAAAACATCGTCGAGGTGTCGTCGAGTCCGCCGCTCGTCGAGTGGTACTTGCAGAACGGACACTCGATGGCGTAGCCGACGCCGCCCTCCACCTGCCGGGTCTTGTTCGACCAGACCAGATTCGCAGCGGCGAGCCCCGCCAGCTTGAGCGAGATGTTCTTCGCCGACTCGCGCCACCGAGAGCGTGTGTACTTCGGTGGTTCAGCCCACGGCCGTACTGTCCAGACTCCGAGCCCAGACCTAGACATCGCCGAGGAACGGCAGCATCTGGATTTGGCCCTGGCGAGTACCGTGCGGCAACCGGTGCAAACGCGTCCAGTCAACGCACTTGGGGTCCGCGTCGATGTCGTAGCGCCGCTTGATGTGGTCCATTTGCGCGCGCATCATCGCCGAGTACCGCGCCGGGTCGTGCTCGTCTTCAATGGCGAACGGCGACATGAGGGCGTGGGTGTGGAAGCCGTTGATCGTGTGATAGATGAACGCGCCCATGTCCGCGTGCATCGCGAGGTACTTCGGCAGCTCCTCCTGCTTCCACACTTCGACTTTGCCGGCCTCCTTCACAGCCTTGGGCGCGTCGGCGTCAACGTGGAAATAGTTGACTGTCAGGTTGCGAACCCGCCCGATAGCTTCCCCTTTGAGTCGGTACAGCACCGGGGTTCCGTCTTCCCACTCGGCTGTGTAGAGCGCCATATGGGCTTCGACATCGAACGCCCCCATAAGCGCGTCGCGAACGGGCATGAGAGTGTGCTTCAACGCGCCGGGCGACGGCCACGCAGTGGCGCGGTCTCGCTCAGCAATCACCAGAACCGAAGGGGCTTTTAGCAGGCTCTTCATGGGCGTACTCCTGCATCGCCCGGCGCTCGCCACCCGGCGGTGCAAAAATTTACTTGCCCTGAAAGAGTCAGCCCTGCTAGGAAGGAGGAAGTCCTTACGAGCGAAAAGCCGGCTCACCGTCGTCTTTGACTCTTTCAGGGCAGCGAGCCCCAGGCCAAAAGCCTGGGGTTTTTGCTTTGTAGCCACACCACTGTGGCAGGCGTGATGTACCCCACCGCCCCGCGGGCCGGCTACCGAAATCTTCTCAGCCGACGCTGAAGCCGGCTTTCCGGTAGGCCCGGGCGCGGGCGGCCGACTGCGTCTCCAGCGCGGTGACACCAACGTCGTCGATGTCGTGGACCTCGAACGTGGTCTTGCCCGGCGCCACGCGCATGCCGCGGCCGATGCGCTGGAGCGCGCCGATGACCGACTTGCCCGCGGTCGCCACGACCACCGACCGCAGGTCGGGGATGTCGACGCCCTCTTGCATGACGATGCTCGCGACCATGACGTCGAAGTGTCCGAGTTGCAGGCGCTTGATGTGCGAGCGCCGCCACTCGGTGGAGTGCGCGCCATGGACGAACGTCGCCGACAGCCCGGCCGCCGTCAGCAGCTTCTCCAGCGCGCGCCCATGGCCAAGCTCCTGCACGAACACGAGGCAGGGCTTCTCCGCGATGTGGACGGCCGCGACGACCGCCTGATTGCGCTCCGCACTTTCGACCACGTATCTGCGGTAGACAGCGTGCCAGTCGTCGATGGGCGTCGCGTGGTCCCACGCCTGCGCCACCCGGTGCATGCGGATGACCGGCTTGGCCAGGACGCCGGCCTCCACCAGGGTCTCGGCCTCGATGCGGTAGATCACTTCACCGAGCGCGCCAATGGTGACGACGCCCTTGGAGTCCCCGCGGTCGAGCGGGGTGCCCGACATGCCGATGCGGAAGTAGGCGTTGACCGCGGCGCCCACGACCTTCAAGTGGGTGGCCGCCGGCAGCGTATGGCACTCGTCCACGATGATGCCTTGGGCCGCCTCCAGCAGCGCGAGCGCCGCGGCGTCGCCCTTGCGCAGCTTGGCGGCCAGGGTCTGGAACGATGCGCAGATGACGCGGTAGTGGGTGAAGTCTGTCCAGAATCCCTCGCCGATGCGGCCGACAGGCTCGCCCGTGCGTAGCTCTGCGCGGTCGGCCGCGTCCCGCACCAGCCCGTTGCGGTGGACGAGCATCAGCCAACGGCAGGGCAGCGCCGTGGTCACGCCACCAAACACCTCCGTCTTGCCCGCACCCGTGGGAGCGTGAACGATGCCCCGTGTCTGCGCGATGCACGCCTCGACCGCCGCCCGCTGGTAGGGGCGCAGCCAGTCCAGGTTCGCCACGAGGTCAGGGCTGCATGGCCGCGCGCGGGTGTCGACCAGTCGCACCACCAGCCCCTCGGCCTCGCCTGCCTTGCGCACCATGCCCGCGAGCCCAGCGGGAAACCGGCCCGCGTGCAGCAACTGGGTGTACCGGTAGTGGTGCCCCTTGGCTGGGGTGTACGCCTTCTCGCGCACCGTCAGGTAGTCCCGCACGAAGGTGCGTTCCTCCATGGTGGCCTCGGCGAACGCGGCCTCCACGTTGTCGACGCTGATGATCATGATGTCGGCTCCGCCATCAGCATGGCCTCGGCGAGCAGCGCCCGGCGCGCGGTCATGCTGCGGTTGGCCTCGCGCAATTGCGCGATGGTTGGGTCGAGCTTGATGAGGTCGTACGCCCATCCCGGGATGGCGGCGCGTGTGTCCTTGAGCTTGAGGCGCACGCCAGCCGCCGCGAGCTTCTGCGCGATAGGCGTCGCCACGAAGACAAGGCGCTCTGCCCTCCAGGGCTTGGCCGCCCGCTTGCGGCGCGGCTTGGGCGCCCGGCGCTCGACCGGGTGGTACTCCTCGACGTACTGGCGCACCAGCCGGAGCACCGTCAGCACGCGGTTGCGCGCGTTGCGCCGGGCCTGCGGGCCGCCGGCGACTTCCGGTTCGAGGCGCTTGAGCGCGTCGGTCAACTGCCGCAGGCGCTCGTTCAGCTTGTCCGTCATCCGTTCCTCCGGTGGAGAGGGGAGGAGTCGAACCTCCCGGCCTGGGGCACCACCGCGCCTCGCCGCTCAGCGACAGCTACTACGCGGTGGGGCTGACCCCCAATCCCTGCCCGGCTCCCCGTGGTACTACGCCCTCTTGACGAGGGCTGCGATCTTGTCGAACGCCATGTCCTTGGTCTCCAACCCAAGCTCGACGCCCTGGACGACGTAGGCCACGAGCGCCCGGAACTTGTCGGCCGACCCGGTGGTCAGGGCGCCCGGTGCAGCGAACGACTCATTCCACATCTTCTCGCGCGCCTCCTGCACGTCGGCATCGCCGAGCCCAGTCGAGCCGGCCTTGCGCTCGATGAACTCCACGATGCCCAGCGTCGACTTCTTGCGGTCGTCCAGGCTCAGGTCTCGCAGCCGGTCGATGACAGCCTGCGGCACCTTCAGCCCGACCACTGAGGCCACCCGCTGAATCTGGAACAGGATGCTGGTCACGCTCCGCTTGGAGCCCAGGGTTCGCAGGTTCCCGAGCAGCGCATCGGCGTCACTGCGGGCCTCCTCCCACGCTGCGATGAGCATCTCCAGCTCGTCCTTGGTCCACGCATCCTTCCGCTTGCTGTCACTCACCAGGGCACCCACCGCCTTGTAGGCGTTCTCGAACTCAGGGTCTTTCGGTTTCTTCGGCGACACGGTCTCCTCCACGATGGTGTGTGGTTCACTCCCCGGGTCCTCCGGGTGGGCCGGCGTCGCCAGTGCGGCGGCCTTCACGTCCTCGGGCTTGAACCTCTTCGGCTTCGCGACTTCCTCCTCGGCCAGCAGCTTGGCCTTCTCCTTCGCCACCTCCTTCGCCACCTCCTTCGCGTGCTCGGCGTACTGGATGGCCGCCCAGGCTCCGCGCACCATGTCCTCCAGCTTCTCGTCGTTCAGCGGGCGGAGCACCGGCACCGCCTCGCGCATCCCGCGGCAGAGGATGATCATGTTCTCGACGCACGGGTGCGTATCTGGTGAGACCATGTCGAGCACCGAGAGCAGCGCGCGTAACAGCTCCTTCACCGTCTTGGCCTTGAGCACCTGGGGCGGCCAGTTGAACTCCGCCGGCACGTCCTCGCGCCCGCTCAGCTTGTTCACCTCCTGCACGAACCGCACGGGCGTCCCGTCCCACTGGAGCATCGGGACACCCGGCGGCAGTGCCTTGTCGACCAGCTTGCGCGCCGCCCGCGGTGCCCATCGAGTGAGGAGCAGGACGAGGTCGGTGCCGCCGCCCCGCAGCGCGGCCTCCAGGTTGCGGGCGGCGGCGTCGTAGTGGCTGACCTTCCAGTTGTGCGGCCAGTTGAGTTGCAACGTGCGGTCGTCGCCGCCGATGATCATGATGCGCGGGTGCATCAGGTTGTCGGTGGCTGCCTTGACGAAGCCCCACAAGCGAACACGGTTCTCCTTCTTCTTGAGGGAGGACTCGCGGTCATCCCCGCTCACCTCGCTCTCGGAGAACGCCGCCTGCGCTGCCGTCCGCACGTCGTCGGTCATTTTGTTAGCTCCTTAAAATAATCCTCGAACCGCTTCAGCCCATCGAGCCTCAGCCCCACCTTCTCCGCGTAGTTCGCCAGCATGAGCGGGTCCCACTTGGTGGAGATGCGGAGCCGGCTGGTCGCCAGCACCTGCACCGTCTTGCCCGCCTCGTCCTCCCAGGCGTCGAAGCCGTGGACGAACACGATCTGGTCCTCACCCTGCGAGAGGAAACAGATGGCGTCCCCCTCGCGGAGTGTCGCAGCCACGTCCCGGTGCGAACGCGTGAACGCCAGCCAGTTGGATTGCTCGCTCGACCGGAACGACACCTTCTGCACGAACTTCAGCCTCACTTCGCGCCTCCCTTTTTCGCCCGCTGCGCAGCGCTCTTGGTGTACGCCCCTGCCCGCGTTACTGTCCGCGTCGTCGAGAGCCGTGGTCGGTGGTTGCTCATCCGGCTGGGGTCCAGGTTCCGTTTCTTGCCCTGCTTGTGCGGCGGCGGTTTGTAGCCCAGCCGCAGACTCTTGGGAGGCGCGATGAGCGCATACTCCCCGGAGGGCAATTCCCACTGACCCGTCACATCGAAAACGCGAATCGACTGCGTGAACGCTGGTGGCGTCGCGTACCTGATCTCTTTGTTGGTAACGTAAACCTTCGTGATGCGTGAGCCGACCTCCACCTTCTCCAAGGTACCGGTGGCCACGTTCACCGACAGAGCTTCCCGAAGAGCCTGAGCGATGACGCAATATTGCGGGTCGCCACACACCGCCCGCTCGATGTGCCTCTTCGTGATGCGGACTGGCATGTCCACCGGAGCGTCTATGACCTGGCGCCTCGTTCGCTTCTTCGTAGCCATTGCTCATTCCTCCTCGACCACTGCGGTCACCTTGAACTTCACCTCTCGCCACAAGCGGAGCGACCCAGCCCCCGCCAGTTGGTAGCCGGCGCATGCTGCGAGCGCGCGGTCCAACGACTCGTGTTCCTCCGTCCGTTCCTCACCCCCGCCGATGTACGTCAGCATGTGGGGCACCGACTTGTCCGGCTTGCCTGCGCGGTCGAGCGCCGCGTTGACGTCCTCGACCGAGCCCTTCCTGCGCCGGCGCCGGCCCGCCGGTTCCACGAGCCCCGTCGCGATGAGCGTACCGCGGCTCGTCTTGTACTTGATCTCCAGATCGCGCACCGACATGCCCTCGGCGCGGTCTGCCCGGATGCCCGCCTTCTCCTGCCGTGTGTACTTGCGCATCGGCCGGCCCATCAGCGCGGCACGTTGAGGTTCGTGCAGTTGCAGGGCTTCCCCTCGCGCGGCTTGCCGTTCCCGTTGAGCCCGTGCATGAGGCACACCCACCCGCGCACGCTGACGCCGTCCATGATGCGAAGGAACTTCCACTCCCACTCATCGACCGCCGGCGCGTTCCGCCCGTAGTCGTCCCCGTAGTCCTCCCAGTGCGTCGGGTTCAGCACCTTGGGGACGTACAGCGAGTCGAGCACGTTGACCCGGGTATCAGGTACCGGCACGACCATCGCCCGGCCATGCAACCCGATGAGGTAGTAGCCGCCCGGCGGGTGCGCCCAGTAGTCCATCACGCCACCCATGCGCTCGACGAGCGCGCGAACCATCGGGTACTCGTAGCCCATCAACGCACCTCCTTGGTGGTGGAGCAGGCCGCGCACAGGTGCTCGTGGCCTGCCTGGCACGTGGCCGGTGAACAGCAGCGGGAGCACATCGGGTCCGGCTTCCAGGCCGGCGCGCTCGCGTGCGTGGTGCAGGCCGCGTTCGGGCAGTACCAGCGGAGCGGCTTGCCCGCCATGCGCGGGCCACGCTCCAGAGCGGTGCCGCAGCGGCGGCAGGGAATCGGGGTCATGGTCAGTCCTCCAATCGCGTGCCCGACCACGGGGTCGGGCAGGCTGTTGCAGGGCTCAGTTCACGCGGGCGCGGCACTCATCGGCTCGGGCTGCGTACCAGGCCGACCGCCTAGCCCCGAGGCTCACCCCAGCCGCCGCGTCGAACAATTCCGCGGCTCGCTTGTAGTCGCCCACCTGCACTGCGTGAACCGCCTCGCTCTCGTACTCGGTCACCGTCTTGCGTTCCATCGGTCGGGTCCTCCAATCGAGAGCCCCAGTTTCCTGGGGCTCCCTGGTGGGGGGCTCAGGCCGCCTTCGCCTCCTCGGCAGCGGCCTCGGCCACCAGGGCGGCCGCGGCCAGGTTCGCGCGGAGGTCTTCCAGCTTGTCCTTGAGGACCGTCAACTCGGTCCCGAGCAACTCCTCGTACGCGATCAACTTCGCCTTGACCTTCTCGGCCTTGCTCGCTCGCCCGGTCAGGGCCTTGTGCCCGAGTTCCGTGTCGGCCAGGTCCGCGTCCAGGGCCTCCGCCGCGGCCTTCGCTTCGTCCTCGACCGCCTTGAGGACCGCGGCCACGGCCTCCTCGCACTTCATGGCCGGAATCCGGTGAATCGTGTGGGCGCTCACCAGGGCCAGGACCGCGATGATCTTGCGGAACTTCTCCAGCCCGGCCGGGGGCAGGAAGTAGATGCCACCCGTATTGCGGAGCGTCACACCACCGAGTTCCTCGCAGACCCCCGCGAGCCAGTTGCTCACATCGCGGGTCTCGACCACCGTGCGGTGGACATCGTACGCGGCGCGCACACCACCATGGTCCGGGGTCAGGGTCAGGGTCTCCGTCGCGGTGTCCAGCTTCGCGTTGAGCAGGTCCGTGTAGACCAGCTTGTCTCCGACCACCTGCTCATCCACCAGAGCCCAGTGACCCTGGGTGATAGAGCGGGCCAGGACGCGCTTGCTCGCGAACTCGCGCACCGCACGCTGGAGTGCCATCACCGCGCTCGGGGGGGCGACCAAGTCGTCCGGGTCCAGCCCCGCGTCCTTCCACGCGGCCACCAGCTTCGCGTGGTCAATCGCACCCTGGAGCGTCCAGTACACAACCGCTCCTGCCGTGGAAGCCTCAGTCACAATCAGGTTCGCGCCCATTTGGTCCTCTCTTTCTTCTCTCTTGTTTTCCTACACACCTAGTATAGCCATTGGCTATCCGATGTCAATACCCAAGCTCAGCGAGCAGCGCCTCTTGACGTTCCGCGTCAACGGTCTCGCCCATGAGCGACTCGACCATCTGGTGGAACCACTTCACCAAGCGCCCCATCTGCCCACCTCCCTTCCCCTTACAACCCACAGTATAGCCATTGGCTAGACAATGTCAATCCCCTATCTAGCGGTCGTGCATTTTCTAGCCCCCCCGGCAGGGGAGATGTAGGTGGAAGTGGGGATAAGCGATGCCGCTTGACAAGGGCGCGAACAGCCGCACCGGAAATTTAAAGACTTGACAACGTATAGATAAGGTTTAACCTTGGGGGTTAGGACCTATGGAACCGAAAGGCAGGGACGCGATGACCAAGCCGGCGAAGCAGCCCCACAACAACCGGACTGTGCCGTTCATGATTAAGCTGACCGACGAGGAGCGCGCGGCGTTCGAGACGGCGGCGTCTCGCGTCGGGCTCTCCGTCTCGGCGTGGATACGGATGCAGTGCCTTGATGCTGTGCGCGCAACCCGCTAGCATCGGCGCATGCCGACCAAGCCGACGGGTGCTGGGCTCAAGAACTGGGCGACCGGGCCACGGGGAGGCAGGTACTACGTCAGTGCCGCCGGCGAGAAAATCTACGGCGCCGAGGCTGCTGTCCGCGCCGCGCAAGATGGCGTAGCCAAGCCGCACCCCGGGCGCCTGGAGCCATCGCCCAACCAGCCAGGCCCCGGCTCGTACCGCCGGCCAGGACCCACCGAGCATGGCGGCTCACTCGGCAAGCACCCTGCCGGCGCCGAGGGCGTGTTCAAGCCGACGTCGCCGCTCCAAGACCGACTCCCGCCTGGCAAGACGGCACGCGAGCACGCCGACATCGCCCGCGAGTTCCTCGGCAGGCACAACGCTGGATTCGCAGAGGCGAAGGCGAAGCTCACCTCGCTGGCGCCGCCCGACGCCAAAATCGAAGCGCGCGTCAAGGAACTCTCGTCCACCATGGAGAAGCTGGACCGCGCGCGCAACAGCGACGGCTCGCACTTCTACAAGGACGCGACGGGTCTCATGGATGCGACCGGCATGCGCGCAGTCGTGAAGAACATCGACGAGGTCAAGGCGACGGCCGACAAGATCAGAGCGAACTACAAGGTCATCGAGGAGTCCGACTACATCAGCAAGCCGAAGGGCGACTACCGGTCACACCACCTCATCGTGGAAGACCACGGCGTCGCCAAGGAAATCCAGGTACGCACGCCCGGGCAGGACGCGTTCGCCAACTGGGCGCACGACGCGTACAAGCCGCAGAACGAATTGCAGAAGTCCACCCTCAAGGACCCGCAGTCGAAGGCCGTCATCGACCACTACTCGCACGCGATGTCCGAGCACATCTACGCCAAGGACCAGGGCAAGCAGTCCATCAAGCCCGAGTGCCCGCAGGCAGTCCGCGTCGTCTTCGGCTGCGTCAAAATCTAGGTCGTCGACGGGTCGTAGATGTAGTAGGCCGTCTTGGGCGAGGCGGCCTTGGCTTGCGCCAGCGCGTGGTCGGCGTCCTCCTTGGACTCGTAGTGCCCCACCAGGAACAGCTCGTCCCCAGGCATCTCGAAGTCGTCGACGCCGACCACGTTGAACCCGGTCTTCGGGGTCATCTTCGCTTTCGCTTCCATGATGAGATCGAGCATCGAGGCCATTAGGCACATCCTAGCGCCAGCTTCTTCATCTCTGCAACCGCACCAGCTAGCTTCCGTGCGAGCGCAGCGGGGGCTCCCCCCGCGTTGAACACCTTGACCAGCTCCTCGTAGTACCAGAGCACCCCGTCCTGCCCACCGGCGAACGCCTTGAAGAACGGAGGGCCGAGCACCTTGAGGTCGCTCACGATGGCGCTCGCGTTGTGGAACTTGTCCGCGCAGCTCACCAGCTTGACGTTGGGGGGAGCGTTCTCCAGGTGGCCGAGGTAGGCAATCTTCCGCGCCTTCCAGGGCAGGACCACACCGCCCTTCTCGGAATCGCTGCACCCCCGAACAATCGCGAGCACCTCCGCGCCGAGCATGTGGCCGATGGCTTCCGCCGACCCCGGCGGACCGTCCTCGATGCCGTCGTGGAGCAGGGCGGCCGCCACCTCCGCCCCCGTCCCACCATGCTCCAGCACCAGGGCAGCGACCGCCATCGGGTGGGCGATGTACGGGTAGGGCACGCCGTCCGCTCCCGTCCGTATCTGCCCCTCGTGCAGCTTCGTGGCCAGCGCGAGCGCAGTTCCAATTCGGTCCATCTCCCCACCTCCTTTCCCCCCCACCTCTAAGGTGGGGAGGAGTCTAGACTTTGTCAAGCCCTTCACTTACCAGCAGCGGCCGCGAGCACCGGTTCCAGCTTCGCGAGGACCGGCTTGGCCGCGTCACCCTTGAGCCCCGCCTTGAGCATCGCGGTCGCAGCGGGAATCACGATGTCCACCGCTTTGCCCGCGGCGTCCGCGAGCAGGGTCCAGAGCGCTTCCGCCCGCTCCTTCCGCTTCTCGGCCGTCTTCGGGCAGACCAGGGCGGCGCAAGCGGAGTAGACCGCCAGGGTCCGGTCGAGGCGCCGCGTGTCGAACGCGAACTTCTCCTTGCCATCGAGCAGGGCGACCGGGTCGGGCAGGTCCGCGCTCGCCTTCCAAGCGATGAACTCGTCCGCGGTCGCGCGTCCGATGAAGCCCACGAGCAGGGTCTCCGCGTCCGCCTCACTCAGGGCGTGAACCTCAGCGGTCGCCAGCGCGCGCACCGCGTACTCCCAAGAGCGGTGGGTCGGAAAGCTCAGGTCGCTCGCGCCCGCGGCCGGCATCTTGTGGAGCAGTTCCGGGCGGCGCTTGATGAACCCGGCCACCAGGCCACTCGCCTTGGCGAAGGGTCCCGGCCACGCCTTCATGACCCGGTCCTCCTCGGCCTGGGCGTCGCCGCCCACTTCCGGCCCACCGTTCGCACCGCTCAGCAGCCACTGGCACCAGTCATCCGCACTGGGCGCCTCCCAGTCCAAGTGGGCGAACCGGTTCCGCACCGGGAGAGCGAGTTCCCACCCACCGGTCGAGCAGTCAACCGGGTTGCCCGCACCGATGACCCGGACGCCGCCCGCCAGCTTGTGCGACCCGATCACCTTGCCCTGGACCAGTCCGAGCATCGGCTTCTGGAGCGCGGGTTCCGCGGTCGAAATCTCGTCCACCAGGACGATGCCGCGCACCGGGACGTTCTCCACCCAGTCCGGCGCCGGGTAGGTCAGCGACTTACCGTTCGCGGCCGGGACGGGAACCACACCGAACGCCCCCTCGCCACGCTCACCAGGGCTGAGGACTTCGCAGTGCATGCCCCAACGCTTCGCGTAGTTCTTCAGGATGGCCGTCTTGCCAACTCCCGGGGGTCCCCAGAACAGGGCGGGGAGGCCCCAGCCTTCGTGGGTGGGGGTGAACATGACCGCGTGAAGCAACTTGTCGCGCATTGGGTCTCTCCTTTTCTCCTGAATCCCAACTTCCTAACTACAGCCCTAGTATAGCCACTATCTAGTGAATGTCAAGCCCTAGAATCGCGAACCACGGCCAGGACCCCAAACACCAGAACTCCCAACATGATCAGCATCTTCTCTCTCCCTTCCCGCTCTCTTCCCTACAACAAGCAGTATAGCCATTGGCAAGACAGTGTCAAGACTAAATCAGCATCCTACTTGTCCCACACCGGGCCACACGGCGCCGCCGGGGGAGCTTAGAATCCAAAGCCCAATGGTTCCAATGACTTGCAGATAGGGTGTTGACAAAGCATAGCCAATGGCTATACTTGGTGTGTAGGGAGAGGGAGAGGGAGAGACCAGATGGAAAAGACCAGGGTGACGTGTGAAGGGCAGTGGCTCCGTGTGACAGGTGCCACCCTGGAAGTGCAGACGGCGATCAAGTCACTCCCGAAACGCAATCGTTTCGAGTACGAAGCCGGCGCCTTCCTGGTTCACGCCTCGCTGCGAAACGACCTCTACGCGATTCTAGGTTCTTGACAAAGTCTAGCCAATGGCTATACTAGCTGTGTAGGGAAGGGGAGAGGGTGGGGCGGGGGGCTGGTGGTGAACTGGTTGGAGGTGACGTTGTGTCCTACGAGAAACTGAGTCCGCGCGACAAGTTGGCGACCGCCCGGTTGGGCGCCAGAAAGAAGTATCCGTACTTCACGAGCGCCCTGTTGGGGCTCATCCCGCGCGAGGCGCCCGGTCTCAAGACGCTGGCCGTCACGGAGAAGATGGTCCTCTTGTGGGACCCTGAGACGGTCGCCAAGTGGCCCCAGGCCAAGCTGACGGGTGTGCTGGTCCACGAAGTGGGCCATGTGCTCCGCGCCCATGCGGCCCGCGCCCGGGCGCTCGGCCTGGTCGATTCCGCTGGCAAGGCGACCGACCAGAAGCTGGCCCGCTTGTGGAACGTGGCCGCCGACTACGAGATCAACGATGACCTGGCGGTCGAGCACCCGGACCTGTTCGTGGGTGATGACGCGGGCATCCTTCCCCAGCAGAAGGGCTACGAGGAAGGGCTCTCGGCCGAGGCGTACTACGCGAAGCTGCGCGAGCCCAAGGAGGAGCAGCCCAAGGACCCCCAGAAGGGTGAGCCCAAAAAGAGCGACGAGCAGAGCGAGGGTGGCGAGGAAGACGGCCAGGGCGAAGGTCAGGGCGAGGGTGGCGAGGGTCAGGGCGAGGGGGAAGGGGAAGGCCAGGGCGAGGGTGGCGAAGCCAAGGGCAACCCGATGGGCGGCCACTGCGGGTCGTGCGCCGGGCACCGGGTCGAGGGTGAGCCCCAGGACGGTGGGGCCGAGGGTCGGTCGGAAGGCGAGGTGGAACGAGTCCGCAAGCAGGTGGCCGAGGCGGTCAAGCAGGCCGCCCAGAAGGGCCAGGGCAGCGTCCCGGGTGGGTGGGCGCGCTGGGCGGATGAGACGCTGGAGCCCGCCAAGGTGCGCTGGCAGGACAAGCTGAGCCGGTCAGTGCGGAACGCGATGGCCTACCGGGCGGGTGCGGTGGACACCACGTACAAGAAGCTGAGCCGGCGCCAGTGGGGTTGTGGTGTGGGAGCGGGCAAGCCGATGATGGCCGCGCTCCACGCGCCCAAGCCGAACATCGCGGTCGTGGTCGACACGAGCGGTTCGATGGGAGACGCCGAGGTGATGGTCGCGCTCCGCGAGGGCAAGGGCATCATGGATGCCGCGGGCGCGAAGGTGACGTTCGTGGCCTGCGATGCCCGGGTCCACTCGCTCAAGGTGGTGCGGGACTGGAAGGAGATGGCCGCCCTGCTCAAGGGTGGAGGCGGCACGGATTTCCGGCCCGCGTTCGAGGCGCTCGCGAAGAGCACTCCCCGCCCGGACATCATCGTGTTCGTGACCGACGGGCACGGGACTGCCCCCGCGGTCGCTCCGATGGGAGTCAAGGTGATCTGGGTTCTGGTCGGGCAGGGCACCCGGAAGCCGGCCACGTGGGGGGACGTGGTCGAGGTCGAGGTGGAAAAGTAGACCTTGACAAAGCATAGCCAATGGCTATACTTGGTGTGTAGGGAGGAAGAGGAAGGGAAGGGAGGTTCCAGATGATGACGTGGTTCGGGAAGTTCAAGCTGGTGGGGACCGAGAGGTGGGGGGCGAGGGACGGGGAGGAGGCGGAGTTGCTCATCAAAGAGCACGCGTTCCATGTGGAAGCGGCTGACCGCTCGACCCAGACGAACGCGAATGACCTGAGCGACGCGACGTACACGATCGTGTACCCGGGCGACTTGGAGCCCACGGACGCGACCCGCGAATGGCACGAGTCGTGGTCGGCCCGCGAAGCTGCGTTCCGCTTGATGTCGGACAACGGTTGAAGGGAGGTACCAGATGGACTACGAAGGCACCCAGGTTCGCAATGGCATCCGAGCGATGGAAGACAACATCTTCCGCGCCCTGATGGAAGCAGACATCGCGGTCGGCATCTACAAGGGGCACGGCCCGACCTCGGTCAGGAAGATGACCATCGGCGAGCAGAGCCTGGACTACCTGGAGATTGTCGGGTCCGGCAAGGGCGTCCGGGTCTCGGTGGGTGCGAGCCGCAGCAGCCGGAAGTCCTGGTACACCCACTTCGGTCCGACCAGCAAAAAGCGCGCGGTCGTCGAGGCGGAAGTGGTCGAGCACATCGCCAAGCTGGCGGTCGCCCAGGAACAGCAGGCCCGGAGAAATGCAGAGGCTCAGCGGGGCGCCAAGCTCCGGGCGGCGCAGGTCTCCCAGATCACGGCCAAGCACAAGCTGGCCAACGTGAGCAACGTGCGAATCGAGGAGGAGTACTACAGCACCAACGGGAAGCTGACCCTCTCCTTCAAGAACATGACCGCTCAGCAGATTGACTCGATTGTGGCCTACGCCAAGACGCTCGGGATCAAGTAGACTCCCAGCCATCCTCGACCCCCCGAAACAATTTCGGGGGGTGCGGGAGGCCAGAAGAGGGAGAGTCGATGACGACCAGAGCAACGGCAGCACCGCGAGGCGGTTGGCTTCACACGCACCGGGCGCGCATCTCGCGCGATGAGCTTTCGCTGAACGAGCGCAAGGTCCTGGCCGCGCTGGCGGTGCGGATGAACGAGGACGTCACCATCCGAGAGCTTGCCCGGGCTTGCTTTCAGAGCATCCGGCCCATCGTGCGCGCGGACTCCTGGGTGAAGAACGCGCTCCGCCGGTTGGTCGTCGGCAGCTACGTGCGCAAGGTGGCCCGGGGTACGTACCGGGCGCTGCCCAAGGCGTGGAAGCAACCGCGGACCAACGGCCGCACGAGCATGGCCGGCCTCGGGGTCGAGGACTGAGGTGGGACAGGTCGAGGCCATGCGGCTGGCGCGACGGGAGTGCCCCAAGTGCGGGACGCCCTTGGTGCAAGTCGAGGTCGTGGGGAAGCTGGAAACACTGCGGTGCCCGGACAGGTACTGCGAGTTCTCAACAACTGTAGCGAGGTGAGAGAGATGCGAACGGTGCTGGCGACGGTGATTCTCCTGACGGCAACGGCCGAGGCGCAACGCACCGGGGGCGAAGTGGAGTGCCGCCTCGACGCGCAGGGCATCCCCCACTGCTCGACACCGACGAGCCGCGCGAACGCCGCGACACAAGCCGTCGTCAACAGCGTGGCCGGCTACGACGTCGATGCACGCATGGAGTACATCCGCCTTGCCATGGTGAAGTGGACCAAGCGGACGCGCGAGTGCCGGGAGGGATTCAACACTGACCTGAGTGCGATCTTCAGCGCGTACAACCACCCAGGCTCCGACGACGGCCACGACATCGAGGAGTTGAATGAGCAGTGCGCCCGCGAGTTCGCGGCGTGGCTGTACAAGGCGGAGAACGGCCGAGCCCCCAAGGGCTTCAAGCACCGCGTCGCGATGCGCTCGAAAACCATCCTGACCAAGGGCGGGTACTTCCGGTGCCACGACCTCGATGGCACCACGTACCAGTGCGACCCGGACTACCAGTGCGGAGACAACGACGAGGTCTACGGGAGTCGCTCCACGTGCGAGGCGTACATGAAAACGTACGAGGTCGAAGCGGCTAACAAGTACGAGCGGTCGGCCCCGAGAGCGAGTCGCAAGTGAGCAAGATGCAGCGCACCAAGGGCGCCGGGTACGAGCGGCTCATGGCGAACCGGTTCAAGGGCATCTACCCGGGCGCCCGCCGCGGCATCGGCCAGGCCCGCTCCGCGAAGGAGGTGCCCGACGTCGAGGGCACCCCGTACTGGGTCGAAGCCAAGCACCAGAAGTGCCCCAACCTCTGGGCCGCCCTGGCGCAAGCGGACGACGCGCGCGACAACCGCAAGCCGCTGGTGGTGGCGCGGCGCAACGGTGGAGTCGAGGTCGCCGTGATGAAGCTGGAGGACATGCTCGACCTGCTCAACGAGGTCCAGATTCTGAAGAAGGCGAACGCCTACCTCGCCGGAAGACGCGAACAACTGGAGGCAAACCTGCTCCATGTCGAAGACCTGCACGCTGCGCACTGCGCAAGGGCGTGCGACGCCGCGACCGGACTCACTCCCGAGAAGGCCCCCGAGGAGTTCAAGGACGCCATGGACGAGGAGCTACGCAAGTGAGCTACGAGACCACCTACGTCGCGGCGCGGGAGGCGTGGGACCGATACGCGGCCCTGGTACACCCCGACCACCCGGAGTTGCCGTTCGACCCGCTGAGCGAACTCCAGGTGCGTCTCAGCCGCTGGCAGGTCGAGAACTTCGGCATGCAGTCCCCCGAACGGTTCGTGCTGGGCATCGTCGAAGAGCTTGGCGAACTGGGCGAGGCCATCGAGATGGACGACCCAGAGAAGATTCTCGACGCCATCGGGGACACCTGCATCTACGCGACCCAGCTTGCCTCGGTACACCGGCTCGACTTCGGCGTGCTGCTGCGCAAGACCCGCGACCGCGGGGGCAGCCCGCCGGTCGATGTCACCCTGGGACGCATGGCGCACGCGGTCCTCAAGACCGTCCAAGGCATCCGCGGCTACGACGTCGCTGAGAAGGGCCGGCGCGAAGTAGGCGACAGCCTCATGGGACTCCTCTTCCGCATGCGGGACATGGCCCGCCGGATGGAAGTCTCGCTGGAGGAGGTCTACGTCGCGACCGCCGAGCACGTCCTGAAGCGCGACTGGAAGGCGGCGCCCACAAACGGAGAGGAAGAATGAACGACACGTGCTGCGAATGCGGCATTCGCGTTGGCGACTTCGCATGCGTGATGTGCATCGAGGCGCTGGAAACGAAACTCGTTGAGGCCCGCCTGTCCCACTTCGTAATGGGACTGGCGTGGGCCGGCTTCTACGCGAGCTGCAATCTCGCGTTTGTAGACACCGCCGCCGACCGCGATGAGTGGAAACGCCGCGCCGAGCACAAGGACGCTGACACGCTCGACGCCCTGAAGAAAGGGCGCGACGCCCTCGGACAGTGCATCGCCGAGCGCGACACCAACGCCATGATCTACACCAACAATCTCGGTGGCCTGATGAACAAGCTCACCCGCCAGGACGCCGAGTGGCTTGCCAAGCACGCCACCGTTGTCGCCGAACGCGACGCGGCCATCGCGCGAGCGGAGGTCATGCGCAAGCGAGCCGAATCTCACAACGCATCGCTTGGCGTGACCGCAGCCGACCTAGCCGCTGCACACGACCGCGTCAAGACGCTGGAGGCGGCGCTGCGCGAGTGGTGCAAGCAGTTACGCGAAGAATCCAGCGCGGCGGAAGTTGGCCATCATATCGCCGCCGAAGTTGAACGCAGGTTCCTAAACCCCATCGCCGCGCCGGGTGCGAGTGAGCCGGCGGCACTGACGCCGGAACAGTTCGAGCACGTCGTCGACATGATCGAGAACCCGAGGCCGCCTACCCCGGCGCTCGTCGACCTGTTCAAGAACACGCCGCCCGCCCCCGACCGCGTGCAGTTGCTGGAGCGGGTGTTGGAGGCTGCGCGGAACCATCGCTGTTTCGTCGGCACGGGCGATCTCGACACAGCCATCGCCGCCGTCGACGCCGCGCGGAAGGAGAAACCGTGAAGACCGAAGCCACGAGCATCCCGCAGAACTTCAACTCGATGACGAACGAGGAGTTGCGCGCCCGCCGCGCGCGCCATCACCTCTGCCTGTACTGCATGCACTCGTCGGTCTGCTGGCTGGCCATCGACATGCAGAAGGACAAGGCCGGCCTCATCCTGCCCATCATTTCGCAGTGCGCCCAGTTCGAGCGCGAAGAGGTCCCGGCCTGGAATGAGGAGACACCAATCCTCGACAGCCGCCGTCTGCCGAGCGGGCACGTCAACAACTGCGCGGTGGCCAACGACGACACCGAAGAGAATTGCCAGGTGTGCTCAGGCGAGTGCCACGGGGTGATCAAGTGACCGTACGGTCCCGAGAGCTGGAGCGCGACATGCTGCGCGTCGAACGCGACCTGCGCGGCGCGCACCAGACCATCATCGACCTGCACGGCAAGCTGACGGCCGCCGTCACCATGCTGCGCAGCGTGGCCAAGCAGCCGTACCGGGACACCAACCCATGGTCGCTGCTGGAGTCGCTGCGCTGCGAAGCCCAGGCGGTCCTCGACAAGGTGGGCGCCTGATGGCCACGCCGTGCAGGTGGTGCGGCGAGTTCCTGGGGTGCAACGTCACCTGCCCGAAGTTTGTGGGCGACCGGGCGCTCATACACGAGTGCGACCGGCTGGAGACGGAGGTGTTCAAGCTCCGCGGGAAGCTGGCGCAGGCGCGAGGCCACGTCGTTCACGACCGGGACTGCCCGTGCGGACTGTGCGCCGCGCTGGCCGAGGTGTGATTCAATGACGACACGAGGGGGGACTGCATGGGGGCGACGAAGAACGATGCGGTGAATCACCCGAAGCACTACACCAGCCACCCGAGCGGCGTCGAGTGCATCACCGTCGTCGAGCACATGGGCTTCAACGTCGGCAACGCCATCAAGTATCTCTGGCGTGCGGACGAAAAGGGCAACGCCATGGAGGACCTGAAGAAGGCCGCCTGGTATGTCCAACGGGAGATTGAGCGGCGCACGAAGTCCATCGGTTAGACAAGATGAGAAAATTTCTCTATCTTATGATGGATGGACCATATCGCAATCGATCCTGGTGGGTGCGGCTACTGCGCCTTCTGCGTTGGTGGCTTCGATAGCCCGATGACGAGGGCGGGGGTGTGCTCGACGTGTAACGGGCTCGGCTGGTCGCCGTGCCTGGAGTGCCTCGACACGCCTGGCGAGGTCAAGCGCAACTGCTCCGAGTGCGACCACGGCCACGTCTGCATCTGCCACAACTGCCTCGGCCAGGGCTGGCCGGCGGGGAAGATTCCGTGCAAGCGGTGCGCGGGCGAGCAGCGCCTCTAGGGCGCGAGCAGCTTCTCGACCTTCTTCATCAGCTTCCGAAGCTCGCCCTCAAGCTCATCCTGCCGTTGCTCCAAGAGAATCATCCGCCGTGCGTGGTCCTGAAGCGCGACGCGGTCGAGCCTGATCTGTGGGTCCGTGTCGCCGTTCTCTTGGGCGCTCGGACTCGGGTCGAAGTCATCGTCAACAGGCATCAGTCCTCTTGCAGCCACGCGGCGATGTACTTCCGCAGCCGGCGCACCTGGCGAACCAGTCGGTCGAGCTTCGCATCACCCAGCACAGTCTCTAGTGTTTTGACGCGAGCCTCAAGCTCACCGATGCGGGCCAACACGCGGTGCTTCTCCAACCGCTCCAATTCCGCCGGGGAGCCCGGCAGCGCCGGCATGTTGGGGTAGGTCTTGGGCCCGTTATCGTTCACGCCACGTTGGACATGCGGCCGCCCGTCCAGAGCGCAAGGTGGTCATCCTCGGGCCGCGGGCGAACGTCGACATGGATGAAGGTCGGGTACTTCCCGAGCCCGCCCAACGACGGCAGGCGCCCGGCAACATACAGGCGCCCGACCAGGACGTACAGCTCATCCGCGGTCAGCTTGGGGTGTTGGATGTCCGCCGCCCGGCCCTTGGGATGCTGGCTGGTGTCATGGGAGCCCAGCTTCCGGTTGTACTCCAGCGTCCGGTAGCCAGAGTTCACCCGGATGGGCACGTTGCCGGCCGCGGTTCGGATGACTTCCAGGGTGGCGCAGAGGATGGACAGCCGCTCCACAATCCACTCTGCGGGGTAGGCGGTGCCATCCCTACAGACGAACTCATCGGAGTCGAAGTGCTCGGTGACCTTCATGTTGCTGCTCCTCCACACCGTTCGGTCCCTTTGGTCCTAGGTCCTTTTCAGGTCGATCTCCTGACGGTCCAGAAGTCGTCCGCCAGGCCGCGCTTGACGAACTCGTAGGGGAGCCAGCCGTAGCCGCCATCACCCCAGCCAGTCGACCACGAGTTCTGGAACTCCAGCATTTGGCGCTCGTCGTTGTAGCCCATGAACAGGACCGCGTGCCCGCCGACGTAGCCTTCCTCCGGGGCGGGGAGCTTCACGATGCCGGTCTTCTGGCAGAAGGTCGACATCATGTTCTCCGGCACCTCGAACCCACCGACCACCGGGTAGCCCTGGGAGATGCTGAGCCGGATGGCCCCCAGGGTCGAGCACCGGTAGTAGTACGTCAGCTTGTGCTTGGCCGCCTCGATGTCTGTGGAGGTTGGCGGGCGCTGGCTCCACTTCGTCACGTCGTAGGGCCAGAGGGCTTCAGGTGGGCACCCGTACTTCGCCAGGACCTTCACCACGTCACGAATCTGTGCGCCGTTGTCCTCCGTCAGCGGACAGCCCTCGAACTCCCTGACCCTGGCGTACGCCCAGAGCCGGCTGAGCTGGATGGTGACGCCGTGCTTCTGGAGGATGAACTCGTGCCCCGTCGTCCCGGCGTTGCACGTGCAGGAGCCGAGGTTCGCCTGGTCCTCGACCACGAGCCCCGGGGCGCCGCGGAGGCTGAAGCTATTGGGCATCCCGAAGCGGTCGAGGATGGAGGTCGGGAAGAACTGGTCACGGTGGTCGGGCCGGTCTCGATGCCAGCCAGTCAGGTGTCGCTGCTTGCCGGCGATGGTCTTGTGGCGGGACTTCATGGCGCCACTTTGTACGTCACGTGGTTCAGGTTCTTGGCGACCGCCCAAGCCAGGACGTGAGCGTGGGTGTCTTGAGCGAGCGCCATCCGCCCGGGTGTCGCGCCGGGTCGTTGGAAGTCCGCCTCAATCATCGCCAGGATGCACCCGGCGTTGTCGAGCCCCAGCCCCTCCAGCCGTGTGAGCAGACTCGGCCAGTCAGGCGGCGCGGCGTTCGCCAAGTACGCGAGCACGATGGCCGCCACCGAGGGCGCGATGTCCTTCACCGAGCCCGCCGTGCAGTCGACGACCGACGACACGACCTTGCACTTGGCCTCGTCCTTGTGCGCGGGTGTCCAGCAGTAGCAACCGGCCAGCCCGATGACGAGCGCGAACAGCGTTGCGGTCAGGACGAGGATGAGGAACTGCACCCGGTCGGTGGTCACGGCTTCCCCGTCGGCATCTGAATCTTCCCAGCGGGTGCCCTCGACTTCATGCCCGGCAACTTGAAGGTCCCGGGGGAGTCGGCGTGGGTGAGGACGGAGAGGAAGTCGATGATGCGATGAAGAGCCGTTTCAAGCTGCGGGTGCTTCATCACCCCGTTGGCGATGTTGGTCAGGACGTAGATGAGAACCGGCGCAAGCCACTTCCAGTTCGCGGTTAGCCAGGCGGTCATGGTGTCTCCTTGTGAGGCGCGGGCGGAGGCACGTGAACCGCACCAACGCGGTCGACGATGCGAGATAGCTGCTCCCGCTGCCAGTGATAGTCCTCTTCGATGTTCTTGGACTGCTGTCGAAGCGAGCCGAACTTCTCAGACTCGCTGGCGATGTGCTCTTGGAGCTTGTCGGCGATGGTGTCCTGCTTGGCCGCTACCTTCTCGACGTCGCTCAGTTGAGCGTAGCGGTTCGCCCACATCGCCACGAAGAACCCGAGGCCGGCGACGGTGAGCCCGATGGTGACCCAGAACTGGATGCGCTTGACGACGCGAATCTCGGAGTGGACTGCGGAGCGGACCCGTTTGGTCGTGTCTCCGTCGCCAGGTTCCTCCACGAAGCTCGGCGCACCCATCGTGGCCTCCCTTCATCCCGCTAAGGGGACCTGGCCAGGATGTTACACCTGCGGGTCGAGCGATGCACTTTCGGGGAAGCGGGCGCCGTTGACTGCCTTGGTGTCCGAAGCGGTCATCCAAGCGTCCGAGAAGTTGATGAGGAGGGCGCCGAAGGTAGGCAGACCCCACACCTTCTCCTCGATGATGGCGCGGACCTTCCGCCAGTCCTCGTCCTCAACCGCGACCACGTCACCCGGCTTGGCGTTCTCGAACAGCCGGTCCAGCTTGGCGATGCGCTTGTCGCCCTCGTAGCCGGAACCAATCTTCGCCTTCGCCGCCGAGTTCTGATTCTCCGGTGGATGGACCTCGTTCACGACGTAGGCCATGAGGTACCGGTGCATCGTCACCGGCTTCATCTCGATGGTCTTGGTCGGGTCGTCCGGGTCGTTCTCGCGATACGCCTTCTTGTCGATGGTGCGGAGAACGACGGGCGAGGGGACGGTGACGTAGTGCATGTGCTTTCTCCTGTACCAGTAGTCGCGCGGTTTCTTCAGTCGTAGAGACGACATTGGCGACACTACCACCAACCCGCTAGTTAGCCACAGTGGAACCTGTGGCAACCCAAGCGGGGGTCGACAGCCGGTCATCCCAGATGAGCCTGAAGATGCCGAGACTGTTCGCCGTCGTCGACATCGACTGCCCGTTGAAGCGCACATTCGCACCCGAGAAGTTCACCGTGTACGCGCTCGCCGTCGCGTCTTTTAGAAAGATGATCGTGCATTGCTCACCAGCCGCCCCGTTGGTCATCGTGATGGTGACGTTGGCATTCATCGTCGCGACGTGAATGAAGTTGCCGTTCGTCGGGTTGAGCGCAAGCGATGCCGCGAACGAGATGTTCTGCGTCGTGATGACGCCGAGGCGTGGGACCTGAACGATGGTATTGCCAGAAGCGCCGATGGCGACGATAGACGTGCCCGTCGTGCCGATGGAGATGGTGCCGTTGGTCGTGCCTGCGCCGGCCTGAAGCGTGACGTTGCCGCCCGGGCCACCACCGCCACCACCAGACGTGCCGCCGGCTCCTGCGGTCATCGCGAGATTGCCGCCGGTTCCGCCGATAGACGCCGAGCCTCCGTTACCGCCTGCGCCAGCCTGGACGAACGTCGAACCGCCGGTCGCGCCAGCAATGGACGTCAAGCCACCGCCACCTTGCCCACCAACCACGGAGGCAGTGCCGCCCGTCCCGGCGGGGTGAGTACCATCAGATGCGCCGCCCAAACCGCCGTTCATCTGCACCGTACCGCCGAGCCCACCCGTCGTCGCGAGAGCTGAGCCACCGTTGCCCGCGTTGAGCGCGAGCCCACCGCCAGCCGTATCAGCCGCCGACGCCTGAACAGTCATCGTCGCCTGCGAAGGCGCCCACTGGATGAAGTTCGCGGCGATGATCATCACGTTTGAGCCGTTGAACTGGAACGCGTAGCTCGTGCCCGTGCCGGTGTTGAACGTCTGTCCGCTCGTCAGGCCCGAACGCCCGTGGACAATCGAGGTCGCGATACCCGTACCGATGCTGAGCGGCCCTGCGCTGATGGCATCAATCGAGTTGCTATTGAGGCCGCCAGAGGTGATGAAGACGCTGCCACCGAAGTTCGTCAGACCAGACTGAATCCAGAGGGCGAAGGGGCTGGCGATGGTCGCGTTCGTACCGGCAATCGGAGGACCCGAAATAGCAAACGTCGCCGCAGTGGTGAAGGCTGCTGTTGCCGCGACGCCCGTGTACGTCGGCGCATCGATGCGCCACTCACGCTGAGTCGCGACGGTGCCGGCGGCGAACTGTTGGGTGTGCGTCGCGTAGAAGATGCTCGCATTCTCGGCACCAGCCGTCAGGTTGGTGTTGTTCGCAGGCGCCCATGCGAAGAAGTTTCCAGGTGAACCGCTGCTGGCAACTCCTGCGACAGAAAAGCCGCCGGCTCCACCAGCGGTGAGCGTCATCACACCCGTAGCTACGCTGCCGATGTTGATGGTGCTAGAGAGAGTGGTTCCGACACTCAAGGTACCGGAGGTCGAGCGAGTGAAAACCGCCGCCTTGACTGTCCCGTTGGTCGTATCCCAGGTCGATGCAACTGACGCCGTCAGTGTGAGAGTGCTGGCCGTGATGGTCGTAGCGATGCCCGACGCGCCGATGTTGACCGCTGACGTAGTAGCATCACCGATGGTGACTGCACCCGCAACGCCGGCACCGGTTCCCGCACCACCACGAACGAAGACCGCACCACCACCCGCGCCAGTTCCGCCGTTGGTCGCGCCAGCGTCACCACCGACGAGCGAGAGGTTGCCACCAGAACCAGCCGTTCCCGTCGCGCCCGAAGATGCGCCGCCGGTTCCGCCTCTGTGAAGACTGAGCCCGCCGAGACCGCCAGCGATGGTTCCGACACCAATACCGCCAACCCCACCGATGAACGAACCCTGACCGCCAGCACCCGCCGCTCCGCTGGCGCTCGCAGAGCCGCCGGTACCACCAGACATCGTGAGGCCGCCGCCATTCGCTCCAACACTGGCTGCGTTCGAGGCTGCGCCGGTACCGGCTTGGACAGTCGTTGCTCCGCCAGTTCCGCCACCGCCTCCGTTGTTCACACCGCCGGCACCACCGATGAGGGTTGCAATTCCGCCCGACCCGCCAGCTTGCGTTGCGGAACCGGCACCGCCAGCGCCACCGCGGATGTTGATGAGTCCGCCAGTCGCGCCGACCGCACCGGCTGAAGCTGCACCACCAGCTCCAGCGATGAGGTTGTTCTGACCTCCGACCGTCGCAGCGATGGCCGCATTTGCGTCCGCGCCAACACCCGCCGTCAGGTTCAGGACACCGGCAGCACCACCCGAGAAGGCAGACGTTGCGGCGCCCGGTGAGCCGACCGTGATGTTGATGTTGCCGGCGGCGCCGCCTGCAAACGAACCCGACGCCGCGCCGCCGTTGTTCGAGGTGATGGCGATGGCGCCACCAGCTCCACCAACCGCCGCGACTGAAGGACCACCCTGCTGACTGTTGATGGTGAGCGCGGAGCCCGCCGTGTCGTTGGCAGCCGCCGTCGTGTTGCCGGCGCTGAGTGCAAGAGCAAACAGACTCTTAATGCGCTGACCGGCTGCTCCTGCGTTGACCGTGTTGTCGGTCTGCGGCGTGAAATTGCCGCCAGCCGTGATGACCCATTGGTTCGCACCCGCGATCTGGAAATTGATGGCACCAGACGTCCCAGCGCCCGTCGCGACGCCTGACGTGATGGTGACCGCACCACCGTTGTTGCCGCCACCGCCTCCGTTCGCGCCTGCATTGCCAGCCTGGACGAGAACGGTTCCACCGACACCAGCCTGAGCCGTTGCAGAGCCGGCACCACCAGTCCCGCCGAGCAGGTTGCCTTGACCGCCGCCGCCACCGACGAAGATTCCGGCTCCAGCCGCGCCGCCCGTACCACCAGTCAGGTTGGCCGCACCACCGCCTGCTCCAGCGACGTTGGCTGAGCCTGCACCACCAACGCCGCCGACAAGCTGAGACTGACCACCGAGGGTCGCGGCACTTGCTCCGTTGGCCGCCGAACCCGTGCCACCGACCCACGACATGGTGCCGGCTGCTCCGCCGCCACCACC